GTATGGTGATGATTCTTTACGTGATAACGTCATTTTCTGGTTAACATTGTTACCAAATTGGGTTGACATTGCTCCAGCATTCCATTCATTATTATTTTTATTTGATTTTACAGACATTTCACAAGGAATTGATCCAATTGAATCCCATAGGAACAATAGATCATAAGGTAAATTACCTTTTTTCTGTTCATCTAATAAATCTAAAACAAATGCTGCTACGTCTTCAATAGTATGTAATGTTTCACGGTCAACATAGATAAAGTTACCTTCGTAATTTAATACTTCACCTGTTTCTTCGTCTACAATTTCATCTACATGAAGACCCATTTGAACAGCATGTTCCCAATTCCATTTCATCTCAGTTACAATAAACACAGGTAAAACTCTCATTTTCTGAGCTGAAACCGCTGCTTCAATCATAGCGGTTGTTTTACCTGTATCACTGTGTCCGCGAAGAAGTACAATGTGGCCCATTGGAATACCTGGTACTGAGGTTACATCCTGGAATGCAGGGCTCAGTGGGATCCATTTTTGCTCTTTAAACTTTACGTTTGAATTAAGCATTTTCTTTTCCTTAAACTTAGTTAAATCAAATTTAGATTTAAGTTCAGAGGAGAGAGCAGCCGTTAGCGATTCGCTTTTTTTACCTCTTGCCATGTGTGTTTAGATTAAAATGGTAAATCGTCGTCTTCTTCAAATAAAGCATCAAATTTATCTGCTTTACTTGCTTGTTCTTTTACCGGGGTTTTGATTGAATAAGCTTTAGAAGGTTTTTCAACAACAACTTCTTCTTTTTCATCATCAATAATAGCACCTTCTTCATACTCATCTTCAGGAGTCAACCATTCTTGAAGTGCTTGCTTCATTTCATCATATGAGTATTTTTTAAATACTTCCATAGGGTTAGGTTGATTGTCCAACAATGCTTCGATAGTTGCTTTGTCTTCAGCCAATAAAGTTTCTTTAACTTTAGGCATAATAGTTGTTTTGTTGTAGTTTGTACCTGTTACTTCAGGACCTACAGTAGTCAATGTAATATCACGACCATTCATTACGTCTGTGAAATCACCTACATCCTCGTTATCTGCAAGATTCAAGAAATCCATATACAATTCCTTACCAAATTGCCACAACTTAACACCTTCAGATTCTTCGCCACGTACAAGTACAGGAACAAAAATACGCATTTTAGGATCAAGTTTTTTAGCTAAACGCCAGTTTTCCTTGTCGCTAGTAGTACGCAATTGTTTTGCAAATTCTACGATTGGATCTTTTTCACCAAAGTTAATTGGAGACACCATAGTGTTTTTTCCAATACCATAATGGAAATACATTTCGGTGAATGGGTTTTTCTTGTTGTACTTGGAAGGTACTACACGGACTATTTGTTTACCTACTGAGGGTTTCCAAAAGACAGATTTTTTTTCTCCGCCGCCTTTACCGGATTGTTTTGACTGCATTGCAGACAGTCGGTTTCTCATTTCATTTAAATCCATAACTAATCAATTAATGTTTGTAACATAAATATAATAACCATTTTACCGATTACCAAATTAAAGTTCAATAATCTTGTAAACTTTTGTATTAAGTTGTTTAAGGTCCCCATTCTGGGTTAGGAGAATACAATTTTGATAGTGTTGCCAGTTAACTTTATAGTTAGTATCAACTACTCCACCATTTAATTTTTTAATTAAATCGTTTAGGGCATTAATTGTATATAGGGTATTTGTTTCTTTCTTGCGATGTACTAGAATCGTATTTAAAGGAATGTTACTTACATTAGCTTGTTCAACATTATATGTAATAACATATTCACCTGTGCTTTTGACAAATAAAACAAACATTTTATTGTACATAATTGAATATGCTTTCGATATACTCGTAACCATATCTTCAAGCACATCCTCATCCACGAACGTACAAAATAACTTGTTGTTCAAATCTTTAGTATTTAGTTGGGTTTTCTCCCAATAAATATTATAATGTGTGTCAAAAGTCATAACTGCGTCCATTTTTAACCTTTATTTTAAGTTTTCTTTTATCAAATATATTTTTTATATCTTCCATCAAATTTTCATCCGCAGCATAATCAAATAAAAAACTATCGTACGTATATAATACTATTTTAGTTTTCTTGCCTTTCAACAATTTATGGATATCCATCAAGATACAAACATTGGTTGCTGTTTCCAAGTTTTGTAAAACATAATTAAACAACTTTTGTGGATTCATGTTATCCAGCTCACTCTTTTTAAAGCAATAACTTGAACCCGGTACGATAACTTGACCGGAGTTATTAAACTCATCCCAAGTTATTGTTATAAATTTCTTTATTTGTTGAAAAAATTCAAGGTGCTCATATTCCTTAAATACGCCTCCGTATAGTTGTTTAAACGTAAGTTCTTTAGCTTCTTTATAACTCGTTCCATACATGTCGGCAAAGACTTGGTGAACATCCTGTCCATCAAAATCAAAGGAAACCAAATTGGCAGCAAGGTTAGGATGATATGCACTAATATCGAGCTCAATAAATTCATCGTTTTGTGGTATGAAGCTCTTTCTAGCGCCCGACTCTTTATTTAATGCTGCAAAGTTAACGCCATTAAAAGAGTTACTTGGTCGTTTTGTTGTTGTAAAAAGGTTATAATGTGTAAAAACCTTATTGCTACCAACTGAATAGAGTGGATTAGTTGGTTTGAAGTGTTGATTAAAAACTGTTTCATCTATTTTTATCCCGTTATTTTCGATTCCAAAGAATGCGAGTGTTGTTTTGTTGTTATAAAAATCATAATACTCCGGTAAATCTTGAGTAAAATGTTGTTTTACTTTATTATAAATATTTTCACAATACTCATAATGTTTAACTACCGGCACAATCTTGTTGATTTCTTTATTGTCCGGATACTTGTTATAAAAATATGTGTGAGTTGGTGTTGGGTCTTGTATATACGGAGGAGTAAGTATGTTTACGTCGCGCAAGCCCTTAATTTGAAAATAATATAGTGCATTTTTTTTATCACGCACCCACAACCATTCTATATTGTGTAATAACGCATCTATATGCGTTTTACTAACGGATAATGTCTCGCTGTGGGCGACACATAACATATACCCTTTTTGTTCTATAGACGGTCTAAAATATATTAAAGACACATCATTAAGTGTAGGATGTATGTTATTATGATAAGGAATTATTTCAATGAATGCCTCCTTATATTGTTTATTTATCAAATATTCAATTTGATTTTGAGTCTCTATTAACCAGAACATTTATTATAACCATTTTGTAATAATATAAAACCTATTTATAAAATATCCAAGTTTAGCTTTGATAAAATTTAATATAATTTTCTCTTAAAAATAAAGACAAGCCATTAAAACCATTTTTTTCTTCTAATTTAACTATTCTTCTATTAGTGTTAAGTACTTTTTCTATATTTCCACTAATTTGCCAAGGTAAAGCTACTGTTTTATATAATTGCCATAAATACTCATCATTGTGGGAAGACATATTGTCAAAAGTCTTTTTATTTATTTCAATAAATTTTGAAGCATTAACTTGTTTAGCAAAATATCTTGTAAAGTATCCTATCTCATATTCTTGACTAGTAGGTTCTGGGTAAAAAGGGATGGGTACTTGTTTATTTGTAGGAATTTCGTCTAGGTTTTGAATGTAAGTATTAACAGATCCTGTACTTACAAACGATGTTTGGATTTCAGTAAATAGTCCTTGGGTTGGGATAGGTACTAAGTCTAATGGGTCTATTAATTCATCAGGATATTGTCTTGCTTGTGGAGTAGCTCCTAAATATCTTTGTCCTGTGGATAATTTATAATAAGGGCCTACATATGGAGATAAATCCGATGCCTTAACCAACTCTCCATTAGAGAATAAATCTGTTTGGATTTTTGTTTTAGGATAGTAAGGCATTTAATTTATTGTTGGTTTTGAATTGAATATTTTCTATTAGAACTTACTGTAAGACTTTCAATTTTAGTTTCCCATTTATTATCTTTAATAGAATGAGAAATACCTTTAATTAAAAAATCAATAACTCCAGTTTTATTACTAGCTGTGTTGGGTCTATAACTATAAGGAAGAATTTGTTCTGTAATTGAAAAACGCTCATAATTTCTCATACCTGAAAGTCCATCCATAGAAAGGGATAAATTAAAAGGAATAAAAAATGGTGAGGGCATATTACCTTCCAAAGCATCGTTACCTGTTAGATATAAAGCAATATCTCTATTTGCTGATCTAATAGAATCAATAGTATCTTTAGAATAAAATTTATCTTTATATAAAGAATTTATAACTTTTTGAACTGCTTGTAAATTTTGTTGAAATATTATTTTAGGATCTGCTTTACCTGTTTGTGCTCCTTCAATACTATCTTTATCTAATTTTAGAGTAATTAATCTATCTGTAAGACCTTTATTTAGTTTAGATAATCCAGTAGCATTTTCACCAACTATGTTTCCAGAAGCTTGAGCTGAAATTGTAGCCATTGCTGCCATATTAGGGGGTAATTGGACTTGAAAATCTACATTTTTTATAAAACTACCGTAAGGTGTATTTTCTGTACCTATTCCATATACTTGGAATACCGCCATTTCATTTCTTTTTTGTTCAGCTGCGTTTATTAATTCTTCAACTCTTTCTATACTGCTTCCTTCAATAATTTTTAATTTATTTGCTTCAGCATCAAAAACGGGTTCTAATTTATTAACATTTCCAAGGGCATCATTTATATCATTAAATAATGATGTTAAAAAATTAAGTAAACTAGTTTTTCCATTGGCGTCTGTATTTTTATCAACACAACCTGCGGCATGATCTAGATTAACATATAAATTCATTAATTTAGCAGCATATTGATTGTTTGGATCATTTACAAAATAAGGTGAAACTGCTTGTAAATCACTAAGAACATCCCATTTAATTTCTGTAGGAGTTGATTTTCCATCTTTATCTACAACTGAAAAGGTATTGTTGTATTTACTTGGTATCACACATATTTTTGGGTCTGCTGAAAATTGTGCTGGGAATCTTAAACAAAAATTATTTTCAACCTCTGTATCTATTTCAAATATAGGATTTGAAGATGGAGGAGGTGTTTGTGATCCTGTAGGGGTTTGAATAACAGTAGTGTCTGATTGGGGTTGGTCGTTAGTTTTAAATGTTATAGCGTTTGGATCATATTTTTTAGTAGAATCATAAACTAAAAGGTTATTTTGAATCCATTCTAATAAATAACCTAATCGTACATAATAAAAATTTAAACTTAATTTTGAAGTTCCTGTAGATGAAGGATTTGAAGAATCTGCGGTAAATGTAAGTTTATAAAGATTACCTTTATTTCCTCCTGCTATTGCTTCTTGTCTCCAATTATATAATTGAAGATTTAAAATAGTTTTATTTTTTGTTTCTACGGAAGTTATAGGAGATAAAGAACGAATTTCTTCATCTCGTTTTAATTTTTGAGAAGCAGCATCTAAACCTTTTCTTTTAGCTTCATTTTCTTTTTTCTTTTTTTCTGCTTCTTTTTGAGCATCTTCTTCTGCTTTTCCTAGATTTTGTTTATCAATAGAATTAATAATTGAAATAATCTCGTTAGCTTGCTTTATAAGATATTTTTTATCAGCTTCATATATTTCATCCCATCGAACTTCAGGTTCTTCACGTATCCATGTAGATTTCCAACTGTAAACATCTGATTTGAATTGGGTGATGGTATCTTTGGCGGAGGTGTTTGAGTTTTTGTCTGCGGAAACTTGAATGTTTAAAGTTTTAGTAGTTCTTTTTATATTTCTACTAGCTTCTATAGCTTCAGCATCATTTAAACCAATATCTCTTTGTCTTGGGAAAAGATTTGCTCTATTTTTTATATTTCTTATATAACCAGCTATTTTATCATTAGCATTTTTTACTTTTTCTTGGGTTGTTGCTCCAACGGCTTGAGCAGTTCCATCTATTTCTTGGTCAGCAGCATCTATAGCTTTATATTGGCTATCTATATTTGCTTGTTTTTTAGCAGCTAATTGAGAAGGGGTAAGTTCTGTTTTATTAGTAACAATTCCTGCTTTGTTAATTTTAAGAGATTCAATTATATCTCCTAAACCTACTAAATTTAAATCAATATCGTATGAACCATCATCATTAAATTTCCAAGTAAAATTAGTGACTTTACCTAACATTGCATCATAATTATAACTATCTTCCTCTCGTTGTTTGTGAATAGCTTCTATTATATTTTGTTGGGTTGAACCTTCTTTAAAAAATAATTCAAAGGGTTTAGTTACAAATTCATTTCTTGTTTTTAAAGGATTATTATTATTTGTATTTGCTGCTAGTTTATTATCTAACCAAATATTATGACCCCATTCTAAAAGCATTGTGTAACCAATTCTAAAATATAAAGCATCAAATATTTGAAGTTGTTCTACTGAAAATACTTTAATTTTTACTGAAGCTTTAGCAAGTGCTCCTCTATTATAAAAACTTACATCAGCCGATTCAATCATAGGCATAGGAACAAAACCTTTAGAGGAAATACCTCCCCATCCATAAGCAGCAATTGTACTTACATAATCATAAGCTCCACTCCCACCATTATCTACAATACCAAATTTAAATTTAGGATTTAATTTATCATCTACACCAACTGTACCTCCAAATAAAACACAAGCTTTAGCAAGTTCCATTCCTGTAAGATTTTCATTGATACCTCTTTCTTTTAATTGGTTTTTTCCTTGAGATAATAAATCACTAGTGGCTCTTTCTTGTGCTGCTGTATCATTTACTGTACTTCCTGAGACTTGGACATCAATAGGTGAAGAACTAGTTCCTACGTTAATAGAAGATGCTAATCGTAAAAATGCATTAACATTATTTCCATAAACTATATGAGAATCATTTTTATATCGTGCTCCTAAATAGTTTTGTCTATATATTATTTGATCAGTAACGCCTTTATCAAAAACCTCACCTGTAATGTTTCCATTTTTTGGCATATTATATTCTATTTAATGTATTAAAAAGAGTTTTAGCAAGTGATACATTATACGGAATTCTTATTTCAAGTCCAACAGGAATAAAAAGAGAATTTTGAGGAATTATATCTGGGTTACCTGAAGCTATAATCCACCATAAATTTACATCGCCATAAAATTGTTGGGCTAATAAATCTAATCTATCTCCTAAAGTTGTATAAGCATAAGTATCATTAATGTCATTAGGTAATTCTGGGTATCTTATACTTTTTTGAATTGGAATAGTTTTATTTCCACCTAATTCTATAAAGGGAACTAATAAATTATTATCATATCTACTCATTACTATTAAATATTAGTTGATGAAGGAGATGTAGTATTTTTATATCCTCCAGAATTATTATTTGGATCTCCTGTTTTACCAAATGATATAAACGGAGCATTTACTTGAGTACCATCTATTTCTATAGGTGCATCTGAGGATGGTAAAATAAATTTATCACTAACAGTTTGAGGAATAAAATTATGAATTGGTGTAAATTTAATACTTTTAATTTCAATTAATTTAGGCATAATATAACCATTTGGTTCTGGGGTACCAAATTCAGTTCTAGCTATATCCCAACCTGCTTCATCGGGAAAATCAAAATTAATACCTCTAATTATGCCTGGAAGATCTGTAATATAATCCCCAATAGTAATTTTAACTAAATTACCACGCATAAAACCACCTTGTGTATAATCAGGTGCCATCAATGATGCTAGATAATTTAATTTACTATATACGGCAGATTGTTCATCTTTTGACATTACAGGAACTTGTAAACTAAATCCTAAATCTCTACTAAAACCTCCATATGAATAAAATTTTTCTCCTCTACCCATATATTTTATTTCATTCCAATCAGCTCCATAATTATCTGAAAGTCCAGTTAAATAGGCTCTAAAATGAATATAAGTATTATTTCCTGAACCATCATTATTGATCTTTTGAATATAAAAAGGGACAGTATCAGTTAAATAAGCATCCTCAGGACCTGTTGAACTTTGATATAAAGGACTTACAGTAATTGAATCTGTACGTTTAGCACTTCGTGCGGCTGCCCCCGCTGCTCTGCGTTCTGCGTTATTTTTAAAAGTTGCAGGTTCACCATAAGTACTTTCACGAGTAAAAGTTGGATTTAATCCAAAACTAAAAGTATTTCTAACATTTACACCTGTAGGTGCTAATGCAGTATTAGCAACATATGATCCTGGGTTGATAAATTGGTAACGTCTTACATCACTTCCATATTGTCGAATATTTTGTGTAAGAAGTAAAGCTTGTTGTTTAGCAAGAAATTGTAAACCTTGTTCAGTAATTAAAAATTTACTAATTCGTTCAGTATCCTGAAAGGTAGATCTAGATAATACACCTTGTCCTCTATAAAGACCATCAATAAGTGTTTGAGGTGTTTGTTGACTATCTAAAGAAGGTAATGGTGTTGTAATTAATGGCTTAGATTTTGATCCATTACCTGCAACTCCTGCATCTCCCGGGGTTCCTGCTTCCCAGGAAACTTCCCTAGGGTTATAGGTATAACCTTTGCCTCTGTAAAATTTAAAGGATCCTGGTTCTGTAAGGAGTGTTACTAAGCCCATTAACTATTATCTCGGTTGATTTGCAGTGTATTTTGTTGGTTCTGATGCTAGATCTAATTGGGATGCTGCTTTATATTGTTTTTCCAATTTTGATTTTTGTTGGTCTTCGATTTTTGGAGTTTGTCCAAATAAACTCAACGTGCTTTTTTTTAATAAGTCTAAGATTGCCATAGTTTTTTTGTTTATAAATATTAAAAATTAAAAATTATTGTTGTTTATAGTTAGATAAAGCTAATGTAGTTCCTACTTTATTTCCGTCAATCATTACTACACCTTCTTTTCCTAAAATTTGTTGTAATAAAGATGATACTCTTTGGAGTTCTGCTACTACAGCATTATTATCTCCACCACCACCACCTTTTTTATTTTTATTAAATAAATCAGTTCCAGCAATTACGTCATCTCTATCATTTAATTGGATAGCACCTTCTGGACCTAGTAATGTTCTTTTTCCATATCCTCCTTCTGAATAAACGTCATTACCTTTAGCTTTTTGTTCTTGAGAATTAAAATATAGTGCAGCAGCAGCTCCAGCAGCTAAGGCTATACCAGCAGCAACACCTAAGGTGGCAGCAGACATACCTGTTACTTGAGCAACTGCTTTTAAAGCTTGTGCTGCAGCTTCTCTAATTCCTAATAATATTCTTCTACCTAAAGATGCTTCTTCTTTTGAGTTTAATCCAGCAATAACTATTTTTACTGCTTGAATACCTTTTTGTATACCTTCATATATAGCTGTAGCTTTATTAATGGCTAACTGAGTGAATTGGATAGCTTTCATAGTTAAATAAAAACCTCCTACGGCAGTTGCTATTATTCCAATAGTTTTTTCCATTGTTGTAAATTCTTGATTACCTTCAAATAATTTACTTATTAAACTACCTATTGAACCTACTATTTCTACTATTATATCTTTAACACTAACAATAACGGGGTAAATTTTATCCCATAATGAAGAAATTACAGGCATTAAATCCATTGCTAAGTTTTTTAACATTTCAAATATTGGAGTAACAAATTCTTTAACACCTTCAAAAGCACTTTTAATACCTTCGGTCATTATTTTAACATTACCTGTATTTGTAAGCCATTCTTTTACTCCTTCAAAAATAGGCCAAACAATTTTCCATAATTCTGTAAATAAAGTATTAATTATAGGCATAAGGGCTATTGCTATTTCATTCATAGCAGATTCAAATTGTTGATACATTGCTCCTAAAGGACCCATTGATGCTTTTCTAGCATCTTCTTCGTTTTTTATAGCTTCAGCAAGTGATGCCATAGAAGTCATAGCAGCTACTCCTTGTTTTTGAAGATCTAAAGTATCTTGATTTGAAGCTTCATTTTTCTTTTGATTAGATAACATATCAGCTAAGGAATCACCATTCATACCTAATGCTTTACCTAAAGCATCTTGTTGAAGACGATTCATTTTACTAAATTCAGCAGCTGTAACTCCTTGTTCAGCTAAAGCTGCCATTAAATCTTCATTTTTACCATTTAAAGCTGCTTCTCTTGCTTTTTCAAGATTTAATTCTTTACCTGTTAATAATTCTGCTTCCATTTCAGCAGCAATTGAGTCTTCAATATTTAATAAAGCATTTGCTATACTTTCAACTTGTTCCATTTCAAGACCTAATTTTTTAGCTTGAACAACAGCTGATGTAATAGCTTTTCCGGATCCTTGGAAACTTAAAGCAACACGGCTAGAGACTTTAGATACACCTTCCATTACCGATTTCATACTTACATTTACTTTTAAACTTTTAAGAGATTCTTGAGCTTGTGTAGCAATTTCTTCAGCCACATGGCCTGCTTCTTCACCTGTAAGTTTTGAAATATTGTATATTTTGCCTAAAACATCTCCACTTACACCTCCATGAACATTTAGTTTCATAAAGGTTTTCATTGTTTCGGCACCTAGCTTTTCAGTTCCTTGGATTTGACCATAAATAGCACCTGCAGCAGCGGTTGCTTGATCATGAGTCATACCCATAGCACCACCTATTCCTCTTGCTTCTCCGGCTACTTTAGCACCCATTGATGCTGAAAGTCCTAATTCTCTAGTTAAATTAGCTGTTTCCTGGCTAATTTCTGCCATAAAATCACGGGCTTCTCTACCCATTTCCTTAAACTTACCGAATAAAGAAGTAGCCATTCCTATTAAAGCTAAAGGACCTAAAGCAGATTTTAAAGCTGTACCAAAGGCAGCAATACCTACTCTCATTTTACCAAAAACACCTAATGCTTTTTTACCACCATCCGTTAATTCATAAGTTAAATCTTTTGCTTTTTGGGCAGCAGCATCTAATCCTAATTTTTTACCTAAATCACCAAAACCTAATTTTTCTAAAAGTTTATTAGCTCCCATTAATGATGAAGTAAATAAACTTTGAGATTTAACTAAATTTTCTTGATAAGTTTGTTGAGTTTTTAAAAATTCGTTATTTCCTTCTAATGCTTTTGAAGTTTCTTGTAATAACATGTATTGTTTTTCTTCAGCTGAAAGATTTTCTAGTTGGGTAGATAGACCTTTTTGACGGGAATATAATTGTTTTGCTAAAGTATCTGCTTGTTCTTTAGCTCCTTTAACACCTAATTCTTCTTGTTTTCTTAAATCTTCTAAGATTTTTTTAGAATTAGCTAAACCTTTTTCTTGGTTTTTAATAAATTCTATTCTTTTTTTCCCAGTATTACCTATTTCTTTTTCAAGATTAAGTTGAGTCCTTGCTACTTCATTTTGTAATTTTTTATTTTTGGCAATATCTTTTTCTACATCTTTAAGAGTATTATATTCGGATGATAAAGATTGGGTTAAATTAACTGCTTTTTTAGTTAAATCAGCTGATAATTTGTCTTGGGTAAATTTATCTTTTGCGTTTTTAACTAAAAAAGACATCTTATCATTTAGAGTAGATACAAGATTTATTTGTTCCGATAATGCTTTATTAGCATCCTCTATATTTTGTCTTTGTATTTGATCTTTATTAGCCATCAATATTTAATATATGTAATAAATATTAAAGGGTATCAAATTTTTGATACCCCTTATATTTTATTTTAATTTACCTTTATCAGGATTAACCCAATCTAAAGTTGTTTTTCCATTTTTACCGGAAGCTTTATTGTAAGCTTCTTGTTGAGATTTATTTTCTTGATCTATTGAATCTTGAATAAATCTAAAAGTAATATTTCTTAACCAAATAGGCATGTTATATATAGTATTATAATCATAACCTCCACGACCATAAAATACTATTTCATGTATTTGTTTAAAAAGTCGATATCTATACTCTTGCGTCAGGCCAAAAAAACTGTACCTGTACAGGTACCGCGACCTCCTCTTCGCCATTCGGAGTTTCATAAATAAAACTCATTTTAACATCTGGTTGGTATGTTTTAATATGGGTTCTAAATGCCGATGAATCTTTAGCTAACATGTAATTATCTACAAATTCACGAATTACTTTTTTATCGGTTTCACCATCTACAGAAAGGATTTGGTGTTTTAAACGAGTTGAAATATCAGCAGATGAATTTTTATTAATACGTTTCATACCTTTAATATCAGCTTCAATTGCTTTTTCATCTCCAGCTGTAAGATATTTAAATGTAATTTTGTTTTTGGAAAAAGGTAATTCATATTCAAATTCATTTACTCCTTTTTCAACTTTTTCTTCATCTAATTCTATAGAAGGTAATTCTGAAAGATCTATTGTGATTTCTTCTCCATTATAATTAAAAGGATAATCTTTACCATAACCTAAAATACGAGCTGCTACCATGATTGCATTTTTATCACCAATTAAAAGATCATCCCAATTAAATTTAGTTATTACAAGAGATTGTAATAATTTATCAATTACTATGCCTTGTTTGATATAATTAAGATTAGTTAAGATATCTTCTTCTTTCGCGGTCATATATTTAATTTCAATAGTTCCGCTTGATAAGGGATGACCTTCAGGATACAATAAACCTTTTGAAGGTAATTCTACAGTTTCTGTAGGGAATTTAAATTTTTGTTCTTGCATAAATATTTTTTTATAACTTTGTTATCGTATATAAATATATGAAAAAAAAAGAAGCTCGCAAAAATTTGCGAGCTCTTTTAATTTTCTTTTTATCTATTAGAAGTTCAATACACAATAATCAGGTTGAACTACCATTGTAAGGTTTACTGCAGTATCTGCTGTATCCCAGTTGTATTCACCAAAGTTAGCACTTGTGATAAAACATCCTTTTAAAATCCATTCTGATACGATATCGCCTACAGGTCCTAATACGTTAAATGTTAAATCTTTTTTATACATATCTGAATATCCATCACGACCTGTTACGGATTCGTGATGTAAACGTACCCATTCCATTACTGCTTGTGCACCTGAAGGAGTGATAGGATCAAATAGTGTAAATGTAATAGGATCCCATTTTGTTATACCTTTTACGTAACGTTGAACGTTAATGTGGTTTAATTGAACAGTACCTGAGTTGAGAGTAATTGCACTAACACCTTTGATTTCATATGATGGAATACCATCAATATACATGATAAATCTATTCGCCTGTTTTGGTTCAAACGCGGTGAAAAATATTTCGTTGGAATCTAATATTGCCATTTGTTTATTTATTTAATTCTATTATAAATATTCAATATTTAAAAAATTACGCTGGGAAAGTAGCTCCTGTTGGTAAAATGTTAAAATCTAAGTAAATGAATTCTGCAGTTTTAGTAGGTTGAAGATAAATTTGACCAACCATTTGGTTTCTATCAATTACATCTGCAGGATTATTTGAATCATCCATAATTACTTTAAAAGCAAACAAACCTTGACGTTGTTGTACTGTTTCTAAGTAAGGATTTACAGCTGCTAAAAATGCATTTCTAGTAGCAATAGTATTTTGTTCGAATACTAAATTTTGAGCTACTTCTGAAATAAAATTCTTAAGAGCAATTAATAATCTACGAACATTTACACGATCAAGAGCTGATGCTTTTGTTTGTAATGTTTTCTGACCGTATACTACAACTCCGTTTGCTGGGAATGTTGCAATTGGATTAACTTTATTAGAATATAAAGTATCGCGTTGTGTTTGAGTTAATTTAAGTTCTGCTTTAACTACTTGAGATAATCCACCTCTGTTAATACCAGCAGGAGCAAACCAAGGTTCAGATACTGTATCATTAAAAGCATAAACACCTGGAATCATAGTTGATGCTGGAACCCATACTAATTGACCTAAATCTGGGTCAATTGTTTGAACCCATGGCCAATATGAGGCTGCATATGAAGTATTTCTTTGATTTGCTTGAACAGATACTGTGTTTACACTTGAGCTATAAGGTACTAAATCCATTACAAAAATATTATCACCTCTGTTTTGAGTATTATTAATAACATTGGTGATAACAGAATTATAATTAGCATCAGAATTATATAAACCAGGAATTGCTAATACATTAAATTGGTAAGCATCTTGGTTAGACATTAAAGCTACTGAGGATGTATAATTGTTTGCTACTAATCCTTGAGTATTTGTACCATTAATATTTTGATAAAAATTAGCACTTCCAGTAATAGTACCTACAGCAGATCCAAATGATCCACTTGGGTTAGATGCAGGAATAAAAGGAGTATATGCTGCTTTTGGATTACCATTATTATCGAAATAATTAGGTGTTAAAAAGTAAGGATTAATACTAGATACATAAACATATCGTGAATTATTTCTGTATGTACCATAAGAAACCATTTGATTGTTAGTAGTATCTAATTCTTCATAAGTATCACCAATTACTCTAGAAAGGAAGTTTGGAGCTGTAGGGTCTAAAGATAAACCAGTCCAAGTTTCTAATACAATTGGATTAGCTGTATTATCATCTCCTCTTCTAATGTATAAATCAAACGTACCAGAAGATGTATTTGGATTTGCAATTTGGAATCTGATGTTATTTATTGAACCACTTGCTAAAGATCCACTAGCATCAAATGTACTTGTACTATTCATTATAGTACCTTCAGAAAATGTGGTTAAAGTAAATGCACTACCACTAGCAACTGCACCGGCAGTACTACCTGAAATGAAAGATGAAGTTGCTGGGGAATATGATCCACTAGCAACTCTAGTTACAAGTAAAGTTTCGCCACCATTAACGAAGAAATTATATGCTGCAATAGAAGTAAAGAAACTATATGTGTTTCCACTACCGGTTCCGTTAGAAACTATTAAAGTAGATCCAAATTTGTTTGTAAAATCACTATATGATGTAACAATTTGGGGCCATTCTACAGGACCTAATACTGTAGGGCCTATAATTGCGGCGCTGTTTCTAATAGGTCCTTGTGAAACGAATGAGTTATCATTTTCTCTTGCAAGTACACCTGGTGATATTAATGCTTCTGCCATTTTATGAGTTATTTTGTTTTGTTATAAATATGTTAAAGTTTTTAAAAAATTACTTGTTTGTAACTTTACCTGTTTTTAAGTTTAAAACTCCTTCACCATATTTTTCTTGTATTTCTTTGCCAAATTTAACAAAACTTTCTTCTAAAATATATAACTCTTGAATTACTTTATTTTTTTCTTGATTTAATAATTGTAATTCATACTCTAAAGTACCAAGTTGATGTTTTATTTTTTCTCGTTGATTATTTAGATTATTTATTAATAATAACTCTTCAGGTGTTAAAAACTTATCCATAATAAATATTTAATTTAATTTTAAAAATTTAAAATTTTATTTAAAGAATCAAACACTTTTTCAGGTTTAATTGATTTAGTACATTCAAAATGTCTTGATGTATTTTTATGGCTAGGACACCATTCCCAATCCCCAGGATTTAACCATTCTTTATTAAAACATCCTGTACAAATATTGGTATCATAATTAAATATACGTTCACAATCTGTAAATTCACTATAAGGTAAACTAAATCCAGAGATTAAAATTACAGGAGTGTTAAGAGACCAAGCTAACCATGATAATCCACTTCCAACACCTATAAAAGCATCAGCATGATTTATATCTACCATTCTATCTTCAATAGTATAATTTCCTGTTTTATCAATTACATTTTTTAATGTTCCCCCTAATTTAGAATCATGCCATTTATCTCCTAAACGTTCTTGAGTAATCATTACTACTTTATAACCTTTTTCATTTAAATAATCAATAACAGATTGCCACCCACCAGGATAGTTCCAATATTTAGCATGTGCCGAAGCATGAGGAGCTATGACAACATATTTACCTTCGATTTGTTTTGCTTTATTTGGAATATTAATTTTAGGTTTTATTTCAGTATAAGATAAACCTAATACTGAGGTTGATGTTTCCCCTAAAGGATGTTGTTTAAAATCTATTGGTATTTTTGTTTTAACAACTTCTTTATTATCATAAAACCATCCAATATTATACATTGCATATAATTTTGGGACTTCAGTACCGGGGGTAACAAATTCTAGTTCAGGATATTCTTTTTCAAACCACTCATTGTGAAAAGTAGAACAAATTACATGACATTTATGTTTTTTTCTAAATTCATCAATATATGGAAACCATGCTAATGTATCACCAATAGCTGAGGATTCTAAATGGATATAGATTCTTTTATCTTTAGCATCGAATTTATGTTCAAATACTAATTCATTGTTCTCTAGATCATAAACTTCTATTTTCCAATCAATAAAATATTCAATACCTGGTTTGGTCCACATATTATTAGAAATTTCTGATTCGTATATCAGATGATTTTTTTGTTGGTCAAAGAATTTTACTAAGTATTTTTTTGAATCAGAACCTAATATTTCTAAAAATGCTCCATTTAAAAAATGAACATTAAAAGTATTACTAGTTTTTTTATAAGGTAAATTAAGTTGAGAGATGTTATTATACTCCTTGATTAAAACTTCTTTCATATATTTTTATTAATTCTTTTGAACGATTAAACCATGATAATTCTTGAGATGTATTAAAAACTTTTTCTCTATATGATTCCCAATTAGACATAATATCTTTTAAACCTTTATCCATTTCAAATACATCTCTAGGAGCTCTCCAAGCACCATGAAAATCTGTATTTAGTTCCCAATCAGCAATAATTGGTAAACCAGCTGCAGCTGCTTCAACCATTGTTAAATTAGGATGGCCTGCTTCTAACATTGTTGGGTGAATAAAGATATCATGTTGATGATAAAGATTTAATAATTCATTATTATGAGTATCGAATACTAAATTTAATTTAGGATAATTTAACATCCATAAATGTGAATTAAAAAAACTTTTATTAGCAGAAGGACCAGCTATAGTAATTTCTAAATTATTTAACATAGCTAACCCTAAACCGTATGTAAAACCTTTTCTATCATAGGATTGATTTCCTGCTAATCCATTATTAGCTATCATTAATAGTTTTGGTTTTATTGGTTTTGGTTTATCAACAGGATAAAAATCATCAGTATTTACACCATGAGAAAAATATATACATTTAGGGTGATCAAAATAATCAACTAAAAAACGGGCAGGCATTAAAGCTATAATAGAACCTTCAATTGCTTTTAGATTTTCTTTATAAACATGAGATTCTTTACCATAATGATAAGCATGGTGATCATGAATTTGATATATATAAGGAATACCTTTTTTAGCTAATTGAATAGCTAAATTTGCTACATGACAGTGTACAATATCATATTCTCCTGGGTGGATATGTCCTGACATTTTAATATCAACTTGATGATCTAATTTGGTAAGATTTTGAGTAAATTCCCAAACAATTTTTTCAATAGCTCCCCACGATGGAGGGGGAATAGGAATACCACAACCAGGATCTATTTGGCAAATTTTCATTATTCTGTAAATATTAAGGGATTATCTGTTTTACCATCTTTATTGGATTGTTCTACTATACTAAATCCTGGGAGATGTTTGGTGTAAATTTTTTCTGCTGTACCTACTCTTAATCTAGCTACATTACATATCCATAAATCAATAGCATCCCAGGGTAATGTTTCTAGCATTACCTTGATTTTTCTAATTTTAACATTATTAATTAAATACGATTGAGCTGGGATAAAAGGAGTTACATCTGTATAAATGTCTTCTATTTTAGGGCCATTTAAATTTCTATCCTGCCATGGATTACCAAATCCTATAATATCCATATCAGTTTGATATGATAATTTATTAAATCTAATCAAAGATTCATATAATTCTTGATAATCACTGTCTATTACAACATCACCTTCTACAATTAATACAAAATCATATTTAGTATTATCTTCAGCACATAAAGCATTTTTATGAGCTAAATAGCACCCATAATGTCCAGGAGCTAATTTATAGTAGCCTGGTTTATCTTGAACATCTTGTGGGCGAGAACATGTTTCTTTTGGAGGGAGTTCTTTCCAGATTTCATTAATACGTTGTTCGTATACTATATCTGTTTTTTCACAAAAATCCTTAATGTTTTCTATTGATTTAATTTCTTTAGAATTAGAATCAGGTTCAGTAACTAAATGCATTAATTTTATTTTAGGAATATAATGTTTTACTTCTAATTTTCCATTAAATTCTAAATTAGTTACTTGAATTGTAATAACTTTTAAAGTTTTATGATAATTACCTATGGTAAATTCTACTTCCATTCCTTCTTCATATCGAAAAACTTTGTAATAATCTGTTTTACCCTCTACATTTAATTCATCAAAAAATATTTCATTTTTATCTTTATCGCGTATTACAACTCGAATAAATCTTGATTCTTTACTATTAGAAATTCTAATATAAGGAGCAAATGAGTTTGGAATATTAGTTGGTAATACTGTGTAATATTCTACTTGGGAAAAATCAGAATGATCAAATGTTTCTAAACTTTTTTGATCAAAAATTTCAATATCTTCAAAATATATATAATCAGTACTTCGTTTAAAAATATGATACCACATATTTTCTAAACCATTACTTTCACTTCCTAATTGAAAACGAAGTTGTTCATAATCTTCAGCATTATAAATTTGATGAATATGATCAAAAAAGAAATCAGAATGAATTGCACAAAAATAAGTATGTAAAGCATCACCTTCGGAAGCTTTATATTTACCAAAATATGCTTTTTTATTATCTAATATTTTAGAAATTTCATCTATATGATGAGATGATTGAATTGTATAATCAAAATTAAGAAAAAATAATTTTTTATATCCTAAACTTTTTGCTAAAGAAGCACCATTTACATAATTTGAATAAACACTAGGACCATGATATATATCATTATTATTTCCTCTTAAATTAATATAAACTTTATGATCAGGATGATCTGCCCAATAATTACTATAATAGGTATGTTTTGTAAGAATATTATTGTTATCTACAACAACATAATCTGCTTTTGCTTCAATAGAAAATGGAACAGGAATATGTGATGTAACTAAAACTTTATTTCCTCTAGCTTGAATTGAATCTATAGTTTTTAATGTGGTTTCAATTACAGCATCACTTATTGGAAAAGTAGATAAGATAAATATTTCTTCATCTGAATTTGATTCTTTAATACCTAATTTTTTAGCAATTTTGTCATAATTAGTTTTAAAATCATCAAATTTTAAATAATCAATAGTAGGGAATTTATTAAAATAATCTAAATAAACAGGAAGGTTATATATTAATGTAGGAATTTGATATGAAATTGCTTCACGAATAACTAAAGGCATTGTTTCTTTATCGTTTTCATGACCTCTGGAGGTAAATAAAAATAAATCCATTGCCTGGTAGAACTTATCTACATCTGTGCGTTCATTCCACCATGTTAAATTTGAGGGTTGATCTTTGGCTAATGGTTCCCAATACCATTTAAAATTATCTGCTCTATTTCCTAAACTATGAAATTCTACATCAGGAAATTGTCTAGCATATTCAAAAAATTCTGCTTGATTTTTACGAGAAGTATATAATCCTACATGTAAAACATGTTTTTTAGCGGGATCTAATTGTAGATTACGCAGTGCCTCTTCACGGTCAGGGCGTTCAATATATTCAATAGGATATTCAACTAATACGCTTGGAACATTAATATCTTGATACTGATTAATTTGCCATTGAGATACAAACATAAATTTATCTGGGAAGAATTTTTTATTGTTTGTATCAAAAGATGAATCATGAGATGTTTCTACAATTTTATAATTTCTTTCCGTATTATAAATTTGTTTAGCAATATTTTCATCCATAAAAAACTCAGGAATTTCTTCTAAATGAATAATATCCGGTTTAACATGATGAATAATATCAATTAATTCTTGTTTATCTTCTTTAAGAGTAAAAAATTTATCAGAATCAACTAAATTAACTATTTTATTTTTAGTTATTACTAAAACGCCTCCAGTACAATCTACCCATTCTACAAGATAAATCTCGTAAGTATTTCTAAGTAATTCTATCTTCTTGGTTAAATATTGTGGGAGTCCGCCTGTTGATAAATGTGGGGCAATAAATAACAATTTTTGCATAACAGTCTATTTCCCATAAATATACGTAAAATTATTTAAAGTACCAAGTTGTATTATCCGTTAGTAAAATAAGTTGTATCAGGTCTGAAGTTTATTGTATAGTAGGCTCCATTTTGTCTGATTACGTTTCCTACTCCTCTTATAATAGAACCTGCTGCTGTTGGTACGGTTGCACTAACATTACCCGCAGTTGTTCCTACATAAAGTGGATCACCAATTGTTGCTACACCATCTATTAAGTTAGTAGTATATATACCATCAATTAATACTGAGATTTCGTTTCCAACTCCAGCAACTGTTCTTAATACTACCCCTAATATAAATTCAGTTGTAGAAAGTGCATCAGCATCTGTTCTAAACCATTGACCTGAGGCAGCCTGGTAATGTACTAATTGACCAACTGTTAATGCTTCTCCGGAGGTTTGGCTATGAAGTATTGTTCCTTGAACATAAACTGCAGCTTGATTTGGATCTAATATAGATGTATGTCCTGGATAAAGTTTAGCGGTAATTGTAGTACCTGAAAGAGCTGTATCACCTGCCCATAAATAATTTTCAGCATCAGACCATAAGACATTTTCTCCAGAAAATGATACACTACCATTTACATCTAATGTTTGTGTTGGGCCTGTAGTATTAACACCTAATCTAGTATTTGTAATATCAGCATATAAGAATGATACACTTTGTACTGTTGTTGTACTTGTAGTTCTTACTAAATAATCTGGTTGATTGGTAAATACACCACCACTAATACCTGAGGTACCGTTGATTGATTGACCACTTGTTCCCGCTACACCACTTGTACCATTAGTTCCGTTTGCTCCTGATGTTCCATTAGAACCTGATGAACCTGAAGAACCTGAAAGCGCACTTACACCTGAATTACCTTTGTTTCCTGAAACACCATTTGTACCTGAAGAACCAGTTGTACCTGAAGTTCCTGATGCTCCTGAGTTACCGTTGTTTCCTGAGTTTCCTGAACTACCATTTGAACCACTTGTACCTGAGTTACCTGAGTTACCTGAAACTCCGTTGTTTCCTGAGTTACCGTTTGAACCATTAGTTCCGCTTGAACCTGAGCTACGGCTTAATCCTGAAGTACCTGCGTTTCCTGAGTTACCAGAGTTACCTGAAGTACCATTAGAACCTGATGAACCTGAAGTTCCTGATGAACCTGAAGTCCGACTTAAGCCAGAATTACCTGCGTTTCCTGAGTTACCTGAAGAACCTGTTGTTCCGGATGAACCTGAAGTTCCTGATGAACCTGAACTACGGCTTAATCCTGAAGTACCTGCGTTTCCTGAGTTACCAGAGTTACCTGAAGTACCATTAGAACCTGATGAACCTGAAGTTCCTGATGAACCTGAAGTCCGACTTAAACCAGAATTACCTGCATTTCCTGAGTTACCTGAAGAACCTGTTGTTCCGCTTGAACCTGAGGTTCCTGATGAACCTGAGCTGCGGCTTAAACCAGAGTTACCTGCGTTACCTGAGTTACCGTTTGAACCTGTTGTTCCGCTTGAACCTGATGTTCCTGATGAACCTGAAGTCCGACTTAAACCAGAGTTACCTGCGTTACCTGAGTTACCTGAAGAACCTGTTGTTCCGCTTGAACCTGAGGTTGCACTTAAACCAGAAGTACCTGAGTTACCTGAGTTGCCAGAGTTACCGTTTGAACCTGTTGTTCCGCTTGAACCTGAGCTGCGGCTTAATCCTGAAGTACCTGCGTTTCCTGAGTTACCGTTTGAACCATTAGTTCCGCTTGAACCCGATGTTCCTGAAGTCTGACTTAAGCCAGAATTACCTGCGTTTCCTGAGTTACCATTGGAACCATTGGTTCCACTTGAACCTGAAGTTGCACTTAGACCAGAAGTACCTGCGTTACCTGAGTTACCTGCGTTACCTGAAGTACCATTAGATCCTGTAGTTCCGCTTGAACCTGAGCTGCGGCTTAATCCTGAAGTACCTGCATTTCCTGAAGTACCATTATTTCCGGAGGTACCATTTGAACCATTAGTTCCGCTTGAACCTGAAGTCCGACTTAATCCTGAAGTACCCGCGTTTCCTGAGTTACCATTGGAACCATTGGTTCCACTTGAACCTGAGGTTGCACTTAAACCAGAGTTACCTGCGTTACCTGAGTTACCGTTTGAACCTGTTGTTCCGGATGAACCTGAGCTGCGGCTTAATCCTGAAGTACCTGCGTTTCCTGAAGTACCATTATTTCCGGAGGTACCATTTGAACCATTAGTTCCGCTTGAACCTGAAGTCCGACTTAATCCTGAAGTACCCGCGTTTCCTGAGTTACCTGAGGTACCGTTTGAACCTGTAGTTCCGCTTGTACCTGATAATCCTGAGTTGCCATTGTTTCCATTATTTCCAGAAGTACCATTTGAACCTGTAGTTCCGTTTGTACCTGAATTACCTGAATTACCTGAGGTTCCGTTATTTCCAGAAGTACCATTTGAACCTGTAGTTCCTGATGAACCTGAGGTACGACTTAAACCGCTTGTTCCTGTGTTACCTGAGGTACCTGCAGTACCAGCTGAACCTGATGTACCTGAGTTAGCACTAGCACCACTTGTTCCAGCATTACCTGAGGTACCTGATGTACCAGCTGAACCTGATGTACCAGAAGTTGCACTAGCACCACTTGTTCCGGCATTTCCTGAATTACCTGAAGTACCGTTTGTACCAGTTGAACCTGAAGAACCTGAAGTTCTGCTTAATCCTGAATTACTAGTATCACCAGATGAGCCATTAGTACCAGATGAACCACTTGTACCTGAGGTTTGACTTGGACCACTAGTACCAGCAACACCTGATGTACCTACTGAACCTGTTGTACCTGATGAACCACTTGTGTTTGATAATCCGCTTGTTCCAGCATTACCTGAGTTTCCTGAAGTACCGTTTGAACCAGTTGTACCTGAAGTTCCTGAGTTAGCACTAACACCACTCGTACCTGCATTACCTGTAGTACCTGCTGTACCTGTTGATCCTGAAGAACCAGAGGTAGCACTTAATCCACTTGTTCCGGCATTGCCCGAATTACCATTAGTACCTGTTGAACCTGAAGAACCAGATGTTCTACTTAAACCAGAAGTACCATCATTACCTGAGGTACCAACTGTACCTGAAGAACCGGATGAGCCTGAACTACGGCTTAATCCGCTTGTTCCAGCATTACCACTTGTTCCATTTGAACCAGTAGTTCCTGAAGAACCACTTGTATTTGATGAACCACTAGTTCCAGCAGCTCCTGTAGTACCTGCTGTACCCGTTGAACCGGAAGTTCCTGAGTTAGCACTAACACCACTTGTACCGGCATTTCCACTTGTTCCATTTGAACCTGTTGTACCTGATGATCCTGATGTATTACTTAATCCACTAGTACCTGCTACTCCTGCTGAACCGTTAGTACCAGTTGAACCTGAAGAACCAGAAGTATTTGAAGCACCTGAAGTACCTGCATTTCCTGAAGTACCGTTTGTACCTGTAGATCCTGAAGAGCCACTTGTACCAGATGAACCTGAAGTTCTACTTGAACCAGAAGTACCATCGTTTCCTGAAGTACCGTTTGTACCAGCTGAACCGCTTGAACCTGAAGTTCTACTTAATCCTGAAGTACCGTCGTTACCTGAGGTACCTATTGAACCCGAAGATCCTGATGAACCTGAACTACGACTTAATCCACTTGTTCCAACGTTACCTGAGGTACCGTTTGTACCAGTTGAACCACTTGTTCCTGAAGTAGCGCTAGCACCTGATGCACCTGCAGCACCTGAAGAACCTGAAGTACCAGTTGAACCTGAAGAACCACTTGTTCCTGAAGTAGCACTTGCTCCTGAAGCGCCTGCAGCTCCTGAAGAACCTGAAGTTCCTGTTGAACCTGAAGAACCGCTTGTATTTGATAATCCACTAGTTCCAGCTACACCTGAAGTACCATTTGTACCAGTAGATCCTGATGAACCTGAAGTATTACTTGCACCTGATGTTCCAGCATTACCACTAACTCCTACTGAACCTGATGTACCTGTAGAACCACTTGTTCCACTTGTTGCGCTAGCACCACTATTTCCAGCATTACCTGATGAACCATTTGAACCTGAACTTCCTGAAGTGCCTGATAATTGACTTAATCCGTTTGTTCCAGCAGCACCTGTTGAACCATTTGAACCTGAACTTCCTGATGAACCAGAAACATTACTAATACCTGAAGTACCAGCCGCTCCTGATGAACCATTTGAACCGCTTGTACCTGCAGATCCTGATGTATTTGAATTACCTGAAGTACCTGCATCCCCTGTTGAACCATTAGTTCCTGAGGTACCACTTGAACCTGAGCTTCTACTTAATCCACTTGTTCCTAAATCTCCATCTCCGGAAGTACCGTTTGTACCTGATGTACCTGAAGATCCTGAACTGCGACTTAAACCTGAAGTTCCTATATTACCTGAGGTACCAACTGAACCTGAAGATCCACTTGTTCCTGAAATTTTACTTTGACCTGAATCTCCAGCTTCACCTGTTGAACCGTTTGTACCTGAAGAACCACTTGTGCCTGATGTATTACTTAATCCTGAAGTACCAGCATTACCTGTTGAACCATTAGTACCGCTTGTTCCGCTTGAACCTGAACTGCGACTTAAACCTGAAGTTCCTAAATCTCCATCTCCGGAAGTACCATTTGTACCACTTGTTCCACTAGAACCTGAAGTTCTACTTAAACCACTTGTACCTATATTTCCTGAAGTACCAACTGAACCTGAAGACCCAGATGTACCACTTGTATTACTTAATCCTGATTCACCAGCAACACCTGAAGAACCTGTAGTTCCTGTTGAACCTGAAGAACCAGATGAACCTGAAGTTCTGCTTAAACCTGAGTTACCGTCAACTCCTGTTGAACCGTTTGTTCCAGAAGAACCACTTGAACCAGAAGTTGTACTTAATCCACTTGTTCCAGCATTACCTGAGGTACCAACTGAACCACTTGTTCCTGAAGAACCTGAAGTAGCACTTTCACCTGAAGTTCCAGCGTCTCCTGTTGTACCGTTTGTACCAGAAGTACCTGAAGAACCACTTGTATTAGATAATCCACTTGTTCCAGCTTCACCTGAAGAACCGTTTGAACCAGATGTGCCTGAGGAACCACTTGTGTTTGAAACACCTGAAGTTCCGGCATCTCCTGTAGAACCTACAGTTCCTGAAGAACCGCTTGTACCTGAAGTAGCACTTTCACCTGAAGTTCCAGCGTCTCCTGTTGTACCGTTTGTACCAGTTGAACCACTCGTACCTGAAGTAGCACTTTCACCTGAAGTTCCAGAGTCTCCTGTTGTACCGTTTGTACCAGAAGTACCTGAAGAACCAGACGTTTCACTATTTCCTGAAGTACCAGCATTACCACTTGTACCATTAGATCCAGTAGTTCCTGAGGAGCCACTTATGTTTGATAATCCGCTTGTTCCAGCATCTCCTGAAGAACCATTTGTACCTGTTGAACCAGAAGTACCAGATGTGTTACTTAAACCACTTGTTCCAGCATTACCACTAGAACCATTAGATCCTGAAGTGCCTGAGGAACCAGACGTTTCACTATTTCCTGAAGTACCCGAAGTGCCTGTTGAACCTGATTCTCCACTTGTTCCTGAAGTACCAGATGAACCTGATTCTCCACTTGTTCCTGAAGTACCTGAGGTTCCATTTTCACCAGAAGTACCTGATGTGCCTGTTGAACCACTAGTACTACTTACACCTGAAGTGCCTGTTGAACCATTATCACCACTTGTTCCACTTGTACCTGTTGTTCCGGATTCACCTGAAATACCTGAAGTACCTGAGGTACCATCTTCACCACTTGTTCCTGAAGAACCAGTTGTTCCTGATTCACCTGAAATACCTGAAGTACCGAAAGTACCATTTTGACCTGAAGTACCTGCTGAACCAGTTGAACCAGAATTTCCTGAGATACCTGAAGTACCTGTTGAGCCATTCTCACCTGAGGTACCTGAAGTACCTGTTGAACCATTATCACCACTAGTACCATTTGTACCTGTTGAACCACTAGTACCACTTAAACCTGAAATACCAGATGTACCTTCTTCTCCTGAAGAACCATTTGAACCTGATGTACCTGAAGTACCAGAGATAGCACTTTCACCTGAAGTTCCAGCTTCACCTGAAGTACCAAATGTACCTGATGTTCCGCTTGAACCAGATGTTTCACTATTTCCTGAAGTTCCAGCTTCACCTGAAGTACCAGATGAACCTGAAGTACCGGATAAACCTGAAGTTCCAGCTTCACCTGAAGTGCCTGAGTCGCCACTTGTTCCTGAAGAACCTGATGTGCTTGATCCACCAGAAGTACCAGCAGTACCAGTTGAACCACTTTGTCCTGAAATACCTGAAGTACCATTTGAACCACTTTCACCTGAAATACCTGATGAACCTGTAGAACCAGACTCACCTGAAATTCCTGAGGTACCTGTAGTGCCATCTTCACCAGAGGTACCACTTGTTCCTGTGGAACCAGAATTACCTGAAATTCCTGAAGTACCTATAGTACCGTTAGCTCCTGAACTACCTGAGGTGCCAGTTGAACCACTTACACCTGAGATACCTGAAGAACCGATAGTACCGTCTTCACCAGATGTACCAGAAGTTCCTGTTGAACCGGATTCACTACTTATTCCTGAGGTACCTGTAGTACCATTTTCACCTGAAGTTCCATTACTTCCTGTAGTGCCACTAGTACCTGCTAAACCTGAAGTTCCTAAGGTGCCATTTTCACCTGAGGTTCCATTAGAACCAGTTGTACCAGATGTACCACTTACACCTGATGTACCATTTATTCCATTTTCACCTGATATACCATTTGAACCATTTGTACCTGAAGTTCCTGATTCGCCTGAAATTCCTGAAGAACCGTTTTCTCCACTTATTCCATTAGAACCAGTTGTACCAGATGTACCACTTATACCTGATGTACCGTCTTCACCTGAAGTACCAGATGTACCATTTTCGCCTGAGGTGCCAGCTAAACCTGAACTACCTGAAGTACCGTCTTCACCTGAAGTTCCGGATGTTCCTGAAGTTCCTGAAGTTCCACTTGTTCCTGAACCTGGAAGATCACCAGGTCCTGTTCTACCTGAACTACCTATTGTACCACTTGTGCCACTTGTTCCTGAAGTACCAGATTCACCTGAGGTACTATTTAAACCTGAAGTACCTGAAGTTCCGTCTTCACCACTAGTACCTGAAGTACCAGATTCACCACTAGTACCAGATAATCCTGAAGTACCGGATGTGCCATCTTCACCACTTGTTCCTGAAGTACCAGATTCACCTGAGGTACCATCTAAACCAGACGTACCGGATGTACCATTTTCACCAGAAGTACCATTTGTTCCTGTTTGACCTGAAGTTCCTGAAGAACCAGTTGAACCTGAAGTACCATTTATTCCTGAAGTACCTGAAGTACCTGTTAATCCACTTGTTCCGGCTAAACCTGAAGTACCTGAAGTACCGTCTTCGCCTGAGGTGCCATTTGTACCTATTTCACCACTAGTACCAGATAACCCTGAAGTACCAGATGTGCCATCTTCACCACTTGTTCCCGATGTACCATTTTCTCCTGAAGTACCGGATGTACCATTTTCTCCTGAAGTACCGGATGTACCCTTTTCTCCTGAAGTACCGGATGTACCATTTTCGCCTGAAGTGCCAGCATCACCTGAAGTGCCAGAAGTACCATCTATTCCTGAAGTACCGGATGTACCAGTTTGACCTGAAGAACCAGTTAAACCTGAAGTACCAGAAGTACCACTTGCACCACTTGTTCCTGACTGTCCTGTGGTTCCTGAAGAACCAGCAAAACCACTTGTACCTGAAGTTGTATTTACATATCCTACAACACCTGTGGTTGGGTTATAAGTTACAACATAATTTATATCTTGAACAGGAAGTGTTTGAAGTATAATTGGTTGAGATGATCCTGAAATTACTAAAGAACCAGTAATAACAGCTGAACCTGAAAAAGGAAATCCTACTCCTGAACCAGAAACATATACTGTAACACCTGTAGTATCAAAAGTAGTTAGTTCAACTGAACCTGAAAAATTTAGGAAAGGTACACTAGCACTAACTAATGTACCATTTTGATAAATGTCAATTGTACCACTACCATCGGTAGAATTTACTTGGTACACACCAACGGGAACTTGATCTAAAAATCTTACTTGAGCCATTCTTCAGGGTTTGTCTTATATAAATATTGGAAAAAAATTATAGTGCATTAATCCTTTTTTTTGTTTGTAAAGAATTTGTTGGATCTGTGACTGTAATAGTTCCATCGCTGTTAACAGGGCTATTATATAAGGCATCCAAAGAAGATGCTTCAACTGAAAATATAATTTTTGTTGTTTCTGTATATTTTTTAATAGAATTAATATCTTTTTGTAAAATTTCGGGAACAATATATCCATTTAATCTAATATTAAAAGTACTTCTAACTATTCTTTCATCATCTTGGCTTAATTCAGTTTGAAAACCAAAGGAATCAATCATAGCTCTAAATTTATATCTTTGTGGGTCACCCCAATAGGCATCAGAAGCATATTCAATTGCTTCGACTATTTTGTTGAGTTGTTCTACATAATATGTAAATACAGCACATGTATATGATATTGTAATGTAATCCGGAATAACAGTTGCATAATATTGTTTTTCTGGGATTCTATTAGTTAAAACTTTAAAATTATCATATGAATTTCTAGCATCATATTTTTTTGTAGAAACACTATAATTATGAGGGTTATTAGCGTCTAATTTATTACCTACAGATCTAACTTTTTCTAAAGACTCACGTTTAAACATAATTAAAGGAGCCATAATTTTAGATTTTTGATCTCTGTAGTATCCATCTTTTTGAAATGATTTCCATTTTTCAGGAGAACCATAAATTATAGGAACCGGTAAACGAGCACCATTTTGTATAACGGAAGGTTGAATAACATTTTCAAAATAATAAAATACAGCTTCATCAATATCTTTAATACCAATACTAAAAGGTTTTGTATTATCATTACGAAATGATGTCTGTAATGCACGGTTAACACCAGGAACATTAGAGTCGGCGTAGTTTGGATTTCCCGCTGGTATATACGTTGATACATGCTGTTCAACGCTAATTTCACGTTGAGTCTTAGGTGTTGGTTTATTTAATCTTCCATTACTCATTATAATCTCGATAATTCTATATTAATTTTATCAGATGGAGTATAATGTGCTTTACAAATTACAGATACACTATATCCAAATTGACCTAAATCTTCTTCATAGGGGTTATTTCCTTCTCCATCTAAATAAGGATATTCAGGATCTTTACCTACAAAGAATTGAGCTGTACTAACATTATCTATTTCCCAATATCCATTTTGATACATAATAATATCTCCAGCTTCAGGGTATACATTAGCATCAACTAAATCATCTTTTAAAAATTTATAAGTTACTTGCCATTTAAAATCTACCCCAAAATCATCTACTGGGTTTTCAAATTGACTTGTTTCTATTAAAGCAAATAATATTACTGGGTCTGCAAAATTTCTACCTTCAACTGATTCACCATACATATTTACTTTAGTTGTAGTAACATTATATTTATAAAACACACATTGTTGAGAAATAATATCTTGCATCAATTCGCGATTTACGAATCGAAACATAGAAATATCTCTCATTTGTCCGTATAATGCCATGTTATCCTATAAATATTGTCATTGGTACTTGGTTAATCTCAGCAACTCTTGCTACCGATTCTGCTGCTCTTCTTTCAAGTAATGCTTGACGTGAAGTTTGATCAAAATATTCTCTTAATCTTGTTATTAATGCTGTTTTTTCTGCTTCAGCTGATGTAACTAAAGAATCTCCGTTTAATGTTACTTCAGCTCCTGGGATTGGAACAGAAGCATATTTATTTCTTACTAAACCTAACATTTCTTTAGCTTTTGCTAAAGTATATTCAAAAATCCAACTTCTACCTATTGAATTAATTTTAGAATAATTTGGATTTAAATATGGAGCTGTAGCTGTATCTGTAATTTTATTAGTACCATCAGCAAAGGCTACATCTATTCTATCTTGTATTTTAATAAAATCAAATATTAAATAATGTCCATACCCTAAATCTCCGCCTCCGTCAAAATCATCTCCTGTTAAACCAGTTCCGGGGATTGGGAATACTGAAATAATATTATTAATGATATTAAAAGTATAATTTGATAAAGTTACTGTATTTTGCATTTCAATGGCTTGCAAGTTTTGAATTGTAAAACTTGTAGGCATCATTAAATAATTTGCATATCCATAACCTAAACCATAAACACCTGCAGGGGGAACTCCTCCTAATCCACCTTGTCCGGCTAATAAAGTTGGTGAATATAATTGATTAATTGCTGGTGGTGGTTGGTAAAATACATTTTTAATTTCAATTCCACCGGAGATTCCTAAATCTAAAGCCCATGTGGATAAATCATAATCTTGTACTCCAGGAATAAGTTCTAATTGACCTTTAAACCAAGTTACATTACCACCTGCTCCGGCTTCTTCTCCATATTGTTGAGATAATCTAACAATAGTAGAAAATGTAGGTGTAAATATAGAATTATTTACATCTATTAATGTAGATGCTCCTTCTAAAGATAAATAATTATCTCTTAATTGAAAAGCATATAATTCATTTCCGTATACTGTTACTGCTTCTTCAAAAGCAGCAAAAAAGTTAATTTGTTGCAATTCAACATTTTCAATAGGATAACCTAAATGTAAGGCACAAAAGTTAGATACTTTATTTGCATCTGTTTGGAATTGGGGATCGTTATCATAAAATCCAAACGGTGTTGGAGGAGGCCATTGTCCACTAACATAATAGTCATTATATACTTGAGCAAATGAAGCTGAACCGGGCCAAATAGGGATTACAGTAGATGCCATAAATTTATTTTGTTATAAATATGAAAAAAAAGGGTTCCATTTTAGGAACCCTTATATATTTATTTTTAATTTTAATTAAAATAAAGCAACCCATGCACCTCCTGAAGAGAAGAAAGGAATACCACTTGATGAAACAGCAAATGAAGCTGGATATGTAGTAGCTGATGGGAGGGTACTTTGAGTAGTTAAAGTAATTAAAGAAGATCCTGTTAATACTATTGAACCTGTTATAATAAAATCACCTATCAATACACTTGAACCTGTAATTGTTGAAGAACCAGATACAACATTACTTCCTATAGTAGTATTTGAGCCACTAATTATTTGTGAACCAGTTACTGAGTGAGAACCTGTAAAATGTTGGAAGTTAGCATCTAACTCTTGAATAGTTAATGCTGATCCTTTTGTTTGTCTATACGTTAATGCCATGGTTTATTTTATTATAAATATTATGAAGATGCTACAATGTATTCTAATTGAATAGAACCTGTATATGTAGTATCTGTATCTCCTGCTTTTGCTTTGATTTCACTAATATAAACAAAATCTGAATAATATTGTTCATCTACATATCCTTCTACAACATAATCTCCCACCTGTGAGGCATTAAAATCATCATTACTTAACATAAGAGATTTACCCGGATCTACTTTAAACACAACAGACTCATCATTTGTTTTAATAATGTATACACTAGCAAATTTATTACTTGTTGTTAAATTTGTAATTCTAATATATTTAACATCTGAGTTTACAAAGGATCCTGGAGTTTGTTCTGGTTCTGAGTTTGTAAAAGCTATAATACCTACTCCAGATCCACTAAAATCATATGGAATTGTATCTATCCTACGAACAAATTGGTTAACAGAAGGTATAACAACAGTATTAACAGCCGTCTCAATATTATTATTGGGAAGTAAGATTTGTTCCTGTATAGTGACAGTTAAATTTGACATGATTTATGTGTTTGCTATAAATATTACAAAAATATTTTTCTTCCTTATTTTTTAGCTCTTCCGCTTGTTCCTGCGGAACCAGTTGTAATTCCTATTTCTGCAGCTTCTTCGTACATTTGTAACAGGTCATCTACGATAGGATCTCTATGATTTTGTTTAAGAGTAATACCTACCATATTTTTTATTTTACGAGATGCTGTATATAGAAATCTAAAGCCTGAATCACGTTTGGCTTTTAAATCGACTTGATAATCATCACCACAAACAATCATTTTAGAACGTAAACCAATGCGAGTAGCAATCATTTCCATTTGTTCATGAGTAACATTTTGTGCCTCATCTACAATAATACAAGAATCTAAGAATGTTCTACCTCGCATAAACGCTAAAGGTACAATTTCTATTTTACCGTCATTAATAAGAGCTTCTACTTTTTCTTTATCATAAAGAGAATACATATTTTGATAAATTGGTTGTACCCAAGGGTCCATTTTTTCTCTTAAGTCACCTGGTAAGAAACCAATTTCTTCTCTTGATACTGTTGGGCGAGTAATTATAATTTTCTCAAAATGTCTTCTTAATAGACCATCTAATGCAATTTGACAAGCAAGTAATGTTTTACCTGAACCTGCTCTACCTGCTAAAATAGTAAGTGTATTATTTAGTATTTCTTCCTTAGCAGCTTTTTGCTCTTCGTTTAACGGGATTTTAAATTTAATTGGATTTTTGATAATTCTTTTTTCTCTAAATACCTCATCGGTATGATGGTTTGATGCCATTGTCTTTTAAATTAAGTTTTACTAACTTATCGAGACCTGCATTAACGTGCATAGCATCATCTAATACAAGCTCGAAATCAAATCTTTCATCCAGAGGTAGAACTAAGTCTACTTGGGAACCCCATCGGATTAAGCTAAATCTTTCATTTTGAGCTACTAAATCCATTTGGTGTTTAAAGGGTGCAATCACGTTTACATCCTCATCGGCTATTTGTATTAGATAGTATGTGTAATCTAGAGAAGGAACATACACTTGGTTAAACATTCGTTCGTTATACTTCAAATAATCCATATTGTTAGGATTGATTACCTTATTTAAGATATCCTTCTCAACCGCTAACATTGGTTTATTTGTAGATTCAATGGGTTCTAAGTGTCTATATTTAAGTATTCCACCATAGGGTATGCGGTTTATGTGAACGTCATAAAATGACATAAATATACCGATAACCAATGAGGGTTTATTATAATCACTATCACCCATTACATCCTTTAAGGTATAATTCATACCTTTAATTTCCACAACTGATTCATCAGGTTGGACTACTTTTTGATATAGAATTGTTCCATCCGCTGGGCTATAAAAATGCTCATAATCAATATAGTTTGGGCGGAGTGGGTCTCTAAAAAAGAAAGTATTTGATAATTCTCCTACAGGAAGTTTTTGTAATTCTTTAACTTCACCGTTTAGCCAATCTTCTAGTATTTGAGCCATTACAGTAAAGTTTTGTTATGATCAACTCTATTCAAATGCATCATCATACAAGATAACATAGCACCTGATTTCATATATTCTGATAAGTTGAATATAACAGGTTCCATACCTGCATCAGAACAAATTTTTTCTAATGATGCAATTTTATGTTTTTCACCTTCATAATATTCATGAGATTTTTTCATTTCAGAAATATTAGAAGCGCATAAAACCATATTACCCATACGTACTGAATTGGTCATTCCTCCTAAAGCGTCTTCGACATCTACATCTATAATTTCAGTATATTTTTCTAATAGTTTAATTTCATTTTCGTCATATAGTTCAGTACAAATTAATGTTTGATCACCATTTAGTGGAAAAATTGAACAATCTAAATGATACAAATATTCATCAGTCATAGCAACTTTAATAATATTCATATCAAAATTTTTCTCCATCCACTCGTATGTTTTAATATTTGAACGAATACCATAACCACCTATATAAACATTGTCATACAAATATTTAATATCAGCTTCACCTTCCCATTTATAAGGAGAAATATGAGTTTTGTAACCTATTTGGTTAAAAAATTTTTCACCAACTAATTCTTCACCTTTTCTAGGATCAGAGGTAAAATTAGATAATAAAATGTGATTTTCATTTTTAATGTGAGGTAATTGTAAACCTAAATTAGCTACATAAACTTGATCTTGAAAATTACCTTCTGCGGGGAGCAAATAAGTTAAAGTTTGACCAGATACAAAATTGTATAGGTCCATAAATTGTTTATAAGCTTTAGGTCTGTTAATAGCTAAATCCTCATCTGTAAGTTCTTGCATCCAAATATTATTGGGATCGGATGTAGATAAGGTAAAGGGAAAGTTCATTACAAAACTTTGGATAGGCAACTGACTTGGGGTTTCTTTCATTTTTAAAACATTAGTTAAACTTATTATTCTACTATACATATTAGGTAGATACCTATAAGTAAAAAAGGCCTAGAAAACTCTAGGCCTCTCTTTAAAGTATTTTTGAATTTTAATAAGTCTTATTTAATGTAAAAATATCACTATAAATATTATTACCATCATTAGTACTACCCCATTGAGCAGTTATATCAAGTGTATTAGAGATAGTAGTATTAAATGTTGTATTATTTACAGTATTAAAAGCAAAGCCTTCAATAGTTCCATTACTGGTTTTTGTATAGTGAAATGCTCCTAATGAAACAATAGATGCTACTCCAGCTGCTCCAATTTGTCTGATGGTGAAATCTATATTTAAAGAAAATATATCATCTGTAATGTTTGTAATAGCTTGAGTGCCACTATCTAAAAGGATTAGGCTTCCTGCTTTTACTTTAATTCGTATAGTCTGATTATTAGCGGCATTTAAAATTCCTCCCATTATTGCTCTAAAACTATCTCCAACTTGAAATCCGTTTGCAGGAACACTTAAGGTACCTACTCCACTATCTATTAAAGATAGTTCAGAAGTAGTACCTGTTATAGGAGTACTATCTGCTGTTTGAGAAAATAAACCATAGTTGTTTCCTGGGATATAATTAATTGAGGTAAGTGTAGTATGTTTTGTTATACCATCCTGAACAATGGCAAATAGTTCAGCTCCTGTTAAGGCATTAGCTGTAGGTAATTGGGAAATAGGTAAATTAGGCATAATGTTATACTGTTACATAAATAAAAGATCCATCTTCTTGTAAGATAGAATAATAATCTAAGTATTCATCGCTATTAATGTAAGATTCTTCTTGAGCTAAAAAACCAACAATATTAGAATGAGGTGCTTTATTTTGAGTACTTATCCAATTTTGTCTTGCTTCACTTAATTGAAACAAATATTGGTTATAATAATTAACTTGTTCTTGAAGAGGTAATTGATAAATATGCGACAATTGAGTAAATTGAGGCCAAGTTATTTCTTCAAAAATATTAAACATAAAGATTATTTATTATACATATGAAAAAAAGCCCCGCTTTCGCGGGGCTTCCTTTCGAAAATTAATCCTAAGTTACTTCAGATTAGATGGTGTTTAAACCATTGATGTAAATCTTACCGTAGAATTCAGGACGTAACATCTTCTTAGCGTAACGAGTCAAGAGACCTTTACGTGGAGTAAATGTATCTGGATCGTACACTAGAGGAGTCATAATTAATGGAATGTATGGAGCGAATACAGCACCTGTTTCCAAGAACTGAGAACCTCTATAACCCATAAGGATTAAGTTTTCAGTCATGTAAGGGTTTTTGTAAACTTTGTAACGACCATTAACTGAACCAACTTTCTGTACACCGAAAGCGTATTCCATTTGATCAGCTTCACCGTTATTAGTAGAAGCAAATCCTGGGATTGACTCAAGGATAGTAGCGATTGTTGGAGAAGTTACTAAGAAGTTAGCACCTCCACGTAAAGTCAACTGGTGGATTTTGTTAGATACTTTTTGGATTTTAGTACCTAATGTTTGGAACCACTGACCTTGTGTGTTGTAGAACGCTTGTGTTGTTGCAGCAGCAGCAAATGTATCAGATGCTGGGTTGTAAACTGTGTTGTTTACAGCTGACCAATATTCAGTAGCAGCAGCAGCATCTTCAATCAACATATCTAAGATTTCAAGGTCAATTTCCATTGAAATGTACTCAGACATGATGTTTGTTAATTCAGCTTCAGCATCGATGTTTTGGTAAGCAGCTAAATCTTGTGCAAATTCAGGTGTCCATACTGCCTTCAATTTCTTGGTTTTAGCAGTGATGGCTTGAGATTGCATTCTTACGTTAATCTCAGGGATAACGATGTCAGTAGCTGACGCAGCGTTAGGAACTGCAAAAGCACCTTCAGCTTCGAAATCACCACGACCTGATTGGTTACCACCGATAGCAGATGTTTGGTTGTTACCTGAAGTTACGTTAATACCATCTTGGTTACCTGATTTTTCGTAGAATACAGTTACTGCTGAACCTGAGTTAGGGATACTAGCAAAGTTAGATGAACCAGTAAAGAAGAAAGCAATTGTACCAGCTGTGTAGTTGTAATTTGTAAAAGCAGGTAATAAAGTAGTTGCATTAAACAATGAACCTGTAGTTAATACAAAACCACGTGTTGCGTCTTGATCAAATGAAGGAATTGTTGAAGAACTAATCGTAAATTTGTAAATTTGACCAGCAGCTACAGAAGCTGAATAAGTAGAATCGAAATTTAATTCAGCCCAAGAAGCAGATACGATTGAACCTGTACCTGTTGTTGCATTTGGTGCAACACCTGTTAAAGATGAAGTTAAATTTGCAGATGCTGTAAATTGGTTAGTTGCGTAAGTGAAACGACCCTCAGGACCACCATATAAACCACCTTCAGCAGCTGGAGTAGAGAATGGGAATTGAGAAGCTGTGTTTCTGTTACCATATAAAGATGAACCAGCAGTGAAAGGTGTCTTATTATTACCATATTGGAAATCTAAGAAGAACACAAGACCTGAAGGCATGTTCATTGGTTGAACTGAAACGAATTCTTTAGCTACGATAGTACCGAATACTTTACGTACTAAAGGAAGAGCAATACCAGCCCAGTTCTCACCTTGTCCACCTGAAGTGAATGATGAGTTTGAAGAGATAGTATTGGTTTCAGTTACTAATTGTTTAGCTTGGTTTTCTAACAAGATAGACATGTTATTTTTATCAAGCTCGGTAAGACCTTCAAGAAGACCGGTTTTGGTCCACTTTCCAGCCAATCTTGCAGCGTCGCTTTGAAGTGACTTCCATGAGCCAGCTGCGCTTTCGAGTAATTGTTGTACTTGTGACATTGTTTTTGTTTTGTTTTTTAAATTTGGTTTTAAATTATTTTTTAATACCGGCTAACATTTGCCATCTAGCAAATTGATCGTTAACTTCTAGAATTGGAGATTTTGTTGGAGCAATACCAGCAGCTTTAGAAGCACCACCAATCATTGATTCAGTTACAGAAGATTTTCTTTCTTTAACTTCAGTTGACAATGTTTCGTATACTAATTTAGCTTCTTTTACAGTAGTTGCTTTATCAAAAGCTTCCAATACTTTTGACTTTTGACTTTCAGTTAAATTCTTAGCTTTAAAGATTTTATTAACGTAAAGAAGTTTTGAATTTAAAAGATTGATTTCGTTAAGTTCTGATTTTAACTCTTCCATTTCTTTTTTCATTTCGTCAACTTCAACTTCTGCCATAGCTCCTACTTTTTTACCTTTAACAAGGTCTTTAACACCTCTGATTTTATCTTCAGCATAAGCAGCTATAATAGACATTAAAGGAACACCAATAGTACCTGCAATAGCAGCTAAAATAGCTTGTGTATCTGAAATGTTCATTGCACCGATGTCATAAATTTCTTTGACTCTCTTTTTGTAGTCTTCAACGCCTTCTTCTTCAGCAGTGTCTTTTTTGTCACCACGTTTAGCAGCAGGAACGTCTCCTTTATTACCACCGTACTTTTTTCTTTCCATTAACTCAGTTTCTTCTTCATCTTCGATTTCAACTTCGTCATCTTCTTCTTCACCTTCTACGTTACCCTCTAGCTCGCCAGCGGATACCATATCAGCGATTACTGATTCGATAAATGATTTTAGGTCATCTTCAGACATATTTTCAAGATCGATTTCTTCATCTTCTTCTTCAGTCTCTACTTCTTCTTCTTCAGCTACATTGCCGTGAGCAGTAGGGCCTTTAGGGTCGTTGATCAAGTCATCTTCACCTTCCATCATGTCTTCTTTTTTTCCTTCTTCCATATCATCGAGTTCTCTTAAAAGTTCATCAAGGTCCATTTCGTCAAGTTCTTTACCTTCTTCCATTTCATCTGCTTCATCCATTGTTTCAGCTTCATCCATTTCTTTGGCTTCGTCCATATCGAAATTTTCCTTCATTTCCTTTTCGTCTTTTTTAGCTTCTTCGATTTCGGCTTCATCCATATCGTCCATTTCAGAAAGCTTTGCAGCTAACTTTTCTCTTAGATAAGGGGTGAAAGCTTCTTCCAAAGCAGCTTTTGCATTTGCAATAGCAGTTTCTTTAACAGCTTTTGCATCAGCGATTGCTTCTTTTAGCAGATCTCTGTTCATACTTTTTGTCCTCAAATTAAATGTTGGAAATACGCTTATTGGTAACGATTGTCGAAGCGTAATAAAATTTATTAGCGTGATGCGATATAAGAAAATCGCATATTACGAATATACATATATGGGGATTCTTTAAAGTCGCCTGTTGCATTAAAAAAAGACCCGCAAGCAGTTCTTATGGTATGCTTACGGGTACATTTATTGCCTAAGGTAGCAGGCGTCTTAGAGAATGGGGCAAGTCCCATTAGCGCAAAGTATTTCTGTTAATATAGAATTTACTTTTGCAAATTTATTTTCGGGAAGATTTTCTTTACCTTCTTTTACCAAATGCATATATGAACCTGGGTTTGAAGGGGTGGAAACGAAATCCCAACATAATAATTCGAAATCGTCTTGTACTTCTAGAGTTTCACCAATTTGTTTTAATGAACCCATTCCACGAGATGATACGCCTACTGTTACGTTATTTTCAATTAATGCTTTTAAAATATTACCAGATACTGTAGGTAAAATTTCTAATTTACCTATTACTTTATCTCCATCCCACCAAATATCTCTGATGATATGAGATACATTTTTAAGGTTAATAATTGAAGATTCAGGGTGATCTAATTCACCTGTTGCTCTATTTTCTTTAACAACATCTTGATATTTAGAAATTTCTCTTTCCCACAATTCTTTTGGATAATATCTTCCATTCCCGTTTTTAACTTCGGCAGTAGCAAGTATCCCTTCAACTAAAGGATTACCAGAAGGTGCTTTTAAACCTTCAATTAGTTGTATGGGGGCAACTGAAAACGGGATAGTTTCAATTAATACTTGTTTCATGATTTGTTATTTGTCTAAATCGCCGTAGCCACTTGATTTATATTTTCCTTTTGGTGCTTTAGGTTCGCCACCACCAACAAAATCTTTAGTGTATCCAATACCTTTAACACCAAATGAAGCATTTGTATGGTAATAATTAATATCTTTAGCCATGTTTTTAGCAACAATAGCTTTTAATTCATCAACTGTTTTTTTAGCATTTTTAGGATCAGCCATTTCGGTTAAATAACCTAACAAAAATGATTGACCATAAAGGTTATCAATATTTTTAGGATCATTATTATCGAATTGATGATCTAAAGCTGCTTGAACATCTTTATCAATTTTTTCGAATGAGTTTTGGTCACCGTATTCTTTTTTATCTTTAACACCTACTGCTTCTTCAATTTTTTCATTGAAAATTTTAAACCAGTTAGGTTGGGCTTTAGATTGAGTAACAATACCACCTATAGCTTCACTTAAAAGACTTTTACTTTTTAAAATATTTACAGCAGCATTAAAATCATTACCATGAGCAATATATTCAGGAAACATATTTCTAGCCATTTTAAGGAAATGGTCTTTATTACCTTTTCCTTCTTTTATAAGTTGATATTCTTGTTGTAAGGTTTTCATCTGTTATAAATATTATGTGTATAAAATTACGGGTGCACTACCTGCAGCTAAACTACAAGAAGTTATAAATAAAGGAATAGTAGCTCCTGCAGGAATGGTGAATGATACACCAGTTGCTTCTATAATTGCTTGATTTGCTTGTAATCCGTTCCCGTACTTAAATGCAGAAATTGTTGATCCGGTTGGTGAAGCTGCCGATCCAGTTCCCAAGGAAATTATTCCAGCAAAAGATCCAGTAACTGAATTTCCTGCTGTTAAAAGTACTCCACCAAAATTTATTGGTATATTTGCCATATTATTGTTTTTTAAATAAGTCTATTAAATCGTTTAAATAATCATTTGCTAAATCTGTTCCATAAACAACAGAAAATGAATTTGGATTTTCTCTGTAGTAATCCATTGTATCATGTTTTGCTGCTTGTAATAAAGGAATTAAAGCATTTAATTTTTTTTCTAAAGTATCAAATCCTTCTAATCTATCTGTTATAAATTTTCTTTTATCAGGATCTGTAATGTTAATGCCATTAAGAAAATCTTCAACATCTGTTGCTTCCATTACTCGTTTAACTTCAATACCTTTAGCTTTTTTATTTAATTCTTTTTGATTAACTAATTTGTATTTAAAGTCTTTAACATAAACATTATCTTTAACACCTTCAGGACCTGCTTTAGGACCAGGACCAAATGTTGCTCCAGGACCTTCATTTACTTTTTTCCATCCAGCTTGCGTATAAGCGCCATATGTTGATTTGCGAGGAGATGGACCTGTATGATTTTCACCTTCTCCACCCGAAATAAATCCTGAGTTTGAGGATATGGTATTATCTTCTGCTATCATTTTAATTCTAGCATATTCTTCAGGATAATTTTTTCGAACATGAGTACGTAACTCATTAAATATTTTAGTTAATTCTTGCTGGAGTTTTAACATTGTAGAATCTGAACGGAGGGCTTTGTTTCTAACTAAAGAATCCATAAATTCTTTAGATTTTTTTAAATTTCTAAATACTGAAGTAAAATCGGGAGTGTCTTCAATATCCCAAGTAATTCTACCTGTTTCAGGATCAATATCAGTAACTGTAGATTTTGTACCTTTACTGTACTCTACATCACCAATTTTTAATTCCTTTAATTTATATTTAAACTTATCCATTTGATTTAACAAGTTCTTCTAATAATGAAAAATATTGTAACAAATTAATTAATTCATTATCACCAACATTAGATACTTTTCTTAAAGGTGATAACATATTATTAACTTCTGTTATTTTAATTTGAATAGCTTTATCTTTAATATTAGGAGTAAGTTTAGTTAATTCTTCTTTAATTTGTTGAATTTTATTATTATAAAATTCTTTTAATTTTGGAGTTGAATCAACTGAATTGATGAATTCTTTTAAAACTTCTTTTTGGTAATTATTCAAGGTAGCATATTTACCATTGAATTTTTCTAACATTACTTTGTAAGTTAAAATACGTAAATCTTTATCGTATGATTGAAATTCTGTCATTAAATCATCTTCTACTTTTTGTTTATCAACAATACGTGTTGTTAAACTTTCTAAAATAGCAATTTTATTGTTGATTATTTGATCAGGATTTGATAAATTTTCACTATTATAAATCTCAACTAATGTATATAAAGCAGCATGTATTTTATAATTTGGTAATTTTGTTTTAAAGAACTCATCTAAATTATAATATTCAGATATTTCTTTAATCAAATTATATTTTTGTCTTTTTAAAGCACCTCTGTTTAAATTTTTAGAGGATTCAATAACTGAATTAATTACAACTTCTGCTTTGCTTTCTGTAATATTTTTATGCTTGGATAGAGTTTCATACAATTTGTATTCTCTTCCTAATTCTGTTTTAACAAAATATTTTTTTAGAATATTGGTTGCTTTTGAATCTTTTCCTGACAAAGTATCTGAAGTAATTTGTCTTACTAAAAGTTCAAACAGAATTCCAGTATTCTTGTACTTAGAATGTTTTATATTCATCCCTATAGGTTTTATTATAAATATATAAAGATTTTTATTCTCTTATTTGATTTTCATCTAATAATGAAGATTTCGGTTTATCCTCATTAAATGAAATTTTTTTAACTACACTTTCAATTAATGTTTTATTTTTAAGATAAACTTGTTTAGCTTCTAATGCTAGTGGAGAATCACCTTTATATTCTGGTTTGATTGAGTCTGATTCGTTATCGTCTTTTTTCATTCCTTTATTACCTAATCTATCTTTACCGAAATTATCATCTTGAGTATTTCTAGTAGTTGATTTTTCTTCAGGACGACCCATTTTTAAATCATCTCCGTATCCTACAGGAACATTATCTGGTTCAGAATATATTCTTCCTTTACCATAAAGTGAAGCTAAATCGTGTGGTGTACCATATGATTTACCTGTTACTTTAGGATCATTACCTTCTTCTTCTAATTGTTTATATCTAAAGGTACGTTTTTGGTCTTCAGCTAATAAATCTCTATATTCATCGTACTCATCTTGGCTAAAGTTAAATATATGATCATAAATCCAATCAGTAGGTAATAACTTAGTTTCCATAATCTTTTGAGCTAAGTCTACTTTTTGAGTTAATAATGCTATTTTTTCTTGGTCATATATAATTGATGGACCCGTTAAATCTAATTCAAAATTAGTTAATTCTTCACCAGTGTATCCTTGCGAATATAAATGAACTAACGCGATCTTATATAACTCTGATAGAACAATGCGTTGTATACGGTCAATTGTGCGAGCAAAACGTATATCTTCAGCGGCTAATGTTGCTTTACCAGTTAAATCTTTTTCATAGCCCATAAATGCTTTAGGCACCTTAAGGGCAGCAAATAATTTATCACGTAAATAAGTAACATCTTGAATTCCATCATATTGTAAACCAGGTGTAGTTTCAATTTTAGTTGATGTATCATTTCCACGAATTGGAATATAAAAGTCTTCCAATAAGTTTTGCATGTTATATTTTAAATTATACTCACCGGTTTGACTATCCATTAATGGAGTACGTTTCATAGTAGAAATAGTTTTCTGCATGAAATTTTCTACTTCATTAGGAGGAATTGAACCAACATTAATATAAAATATGCGACGATCAGGACTACGAGAAATTCTATGGATTAACATAGCATCCTCCATTAAAACGTATTGTTTAAAGATACGACGAGCAGGTTCTAAATATGAACGACCATAAGGAAGATAATTAACATCTGTTAATAATCTAAAATGAGCCATCTCATAATTATCAAAATAAATACCGGGTTGGTTATCTTGGTATTGACCTAATACTGGAGTACCATAATAACCTGAACCACCAGCATAAATACCTTCTGGGGAATATCTAAATCTTACAGCATTTGGATGTTCTTTATCATAATTTTCTTGTCTTTCAATATGGTAAGCAGTGTATGGGATTACATTATAAACTCCATATTTTTCTGCGATTTCCATTTTAAGGAAAAAGTCACCATATTTACACATTTGGCGAATCCAAGACCATAAATTAAATTCGATGTTTAATACATCATAAAATAAATTATAAAGGATTTGTTGTACATCTTCGTTATTTGATTTAATACGAAGTACTTCTCCCATATCATTTTTTAATGTACTTTCATCAGCTATAATATCAAGGGCAGAAGCAACAATAGCATCATAATCCATATTATCATAGTCTGAATAGACCATGGTTCTTAGGTATTGCCAATTTATATTAATCTGGGAACCTAAAAGTGAAGTTGATGCTGGGGAGTATAAGCGATTATATCTATCCATTAATGAATTTGTAGCTACATCCCCGGATTGTTGGATAGAATCTACATCCATTACTTTTAATTCATTTCCACCTACGTTTCTTACGATAACATCTGTTGAAAACAAACGTTGTAATCGGGTGAATAAACTAGTATCTGCCATTGTTTTTTAATTCGTTATATATATAAATATTATAACAACCATCTAATATCCTCAAATCCACCATCTGTTTTTATTTGATATGGATTTTTTGGAGCATTTAAGTTGTAAGCACCAACATACGTACTCTTACTCATATTACCAAGCGTAGCTCGAGTCATATCATGAGATTGTTGCTGGAATTTTAGTGAGGTATCTCTTAGGTACATTCCAATGCCAAAGCTCATTACTAAATCATCATTATAACCAGATTGAGCTTCAGGTCTACCATTTTTCCAAATAAATACTTTCATTTCTTCTAACAAACGTTTTGAACGAATTGTTACAGAACGATCACCAATATATTCTCTAAATTTATTTACAACTAAAGGTCTTGTTCTTAAGGACATTGTAAATCCAGGTGTCATTTCAGAACCACCTTCAAATACTCGCAGATAAGATTCAGCTGTTAATTGGTCAGATTTTGGTGAATGATATAAATTTCTATATCCTCTTTCAATTACAGCATCTAATGTTGCCCATCCAATTGATGCATTTTCAATTACCAACATTGCATTATTATATTCGGATCCTAATCCAACTAAAAAATATCCAAATTCTTTAGGGGGAAGTTGTCCTTTATATTCAGCAACTTGTGTGTTAGTTGCAATATCAATTACGTGACACGCAGAAGAGTCTTTACCATCACCTCGGGCTACGTCAGCTACTATTATATATTCACGTGTATAATCTGCTGGTTCCCATACCCATAAATTTTGGTCGGCTCCTCTACGTTCAAGTGGTTCTTTTATTGTTGTTTCTTTTATAAAATCAACCCATTCAGGATAAAATACCACATCACCTGAGGTACTAAAATCACAGTCACATTCTTGAGATGCTAATCTAGGGTCACCTAAAAGTTCATCTTGGCGTTTTCTCCAAGTTTCATCTCGTTCAGGATGAACGTACCAAGGTAGCTTGATAGGTAAAAAGTCGTTCTCTGCTGATTCCGCTGATACCCATGTTTTGTGGAACCAATTCCCAGTTCCATACGGTGTTGAAAGTACTATTGCTCCACCACCCGTTGCTAGTGTTTGTTGTGCTGATGCCCATATTTCTCCGATTTGTTCAATGAAAGCTGCCTCATCGACTATTAGTAAAGATACTGCTTCTGATCGACCAGCATCACTACTTGCTGAGGTAGCTTTGATTTGTGATCCGTTACTTAATCTTAATGTTAATTTATTATGTTCGTCTGCTGATATTTTAAGCCATGAAGGTAAATTATCAAACATAAACTTAACCTTTGTAACCATGTTTTTAGCAGTTTCTTGCTTAGTTGCAATACAAAGTACGTTTTTATCTTTATGAAATAACATTAACCATAAAGAATAACCTGCTGCTAGTGTTGATATACCTAACTGGCGAGATTTTAGTACGATTGAATATGGATTATCTCTAAATAAACGTAGTGTTTTTTCCTGGAAAGGGTATAGGTTAAATAATACTCTACCTCTTTGTGGGTGTTGAATGTGGCAATATTTTTTCATAAAATGCGCAGGATCTGCTGCACATTTTAAATACTCTTCACGTATTATTTGCCTTAAATCGGGTTGTTGACTCATAACAATATTAAAATTAAAGCAATAGCATTCAAACCAGCAACTCCCCAAGCAATTTTGGTTTTAGTTTTCTGTTTTTGAAATTGTTTGTCTTTAATTTTGATTTCAGAATCCTTATTTTGGATAATCTGTTTAAAACTTACTTCATTTTTTTGATATAAATGAATTGTACTATCTTGTTTAACAATAACAGAATCTTGGTTTGTAACTATTTGAGTTAATAAAAGAGTTGAATCTCTAGATATATCTAATTGGGTTAGTAAAAAATCTCTTTCAGTTTTTACTAATAATGCTCTTTTTAATGATTTACAAGGAACACAACAAGTGCTATCATTGGAAAGCGTTTGTGAATTCGCTAATAACGGCAGCGTTACTAAGAGAATTAATGCGATTAGATTCTTCATTGTATTTTTGTTTATTTTTTTTAGCTTTAATCTTTAAAAGAGCTAATTTCTTTTTATCTTCTTCTACTTTAAGTTTATATTCTTTAATTTCTAAAGATAAAGAGTGGATTATAACTTGATTCGAATCAATATTAGCTTTTAAAGAATCATTTTGACGATGAAGACTTTCGATTTTATTTTTATAGTCTATATTTTTAGCATAATTAATATTATTGTATATAATTACAACAATTAATATTACAGTGGCATAGCTAAGAATTTGATAAATGTATTTCATTATTCTTCACCGTCATCATCCATTGAAGGATTAATCATAGCTTCAATTTCTTTTTTAAGCTTAGTTAAATTCTTTAATTGACCAACGTATTTTTGCTTTTCAGCACCTTCAGCTGATTTGTATTTATTTACAATAGATTTCATCTGCTTAACTACCTCACCATATTTAGACTGTAATTTAGCAATTGAAGCATTAGCTGCGATATCCTTAGCTGTAGGTTCAGTATCAAATTCTTCTTCATTTTCTAAAGTAACAGTTCCACCTGCTTTTAAAGTATTAACAGGAGTTACTTTATCTTTTGAAGCAGAAAATTTAGGATCTTTCTGGAGGTCATCTACAGCTCCTGGTCCTACATAAGTAGCTTCGGATAATTCATTTACAATAAGTTCTTTAATATATTCTTTAGCTTCAGATTTTTTCATTTGTAAAAATATTTTGTTATAAATATTACAAAGAAAGGGCAGATTTCACTTGTGCAATACGTTCTTCAGTAGAACCACTAATAATTGTATAATTTTTAAATTTATATTTATATCGTTTAATTATATTCTGGATTATAAAATCAATTAATTCACGATATTCTAGATCAGTTTCACGAACACCATTGTCTTCCATATCAACTCCTTCAGGAGAAACATAAAAAATATAATCATATTCAGATAATAAACGTGCCGCTAATGTTTGAAAATCATCGGCTTCATGATAATCAATTGATTTAGCTGCTTTAGTAAATGCCATAACATCAATAATAGTACGGTCTGTAATAATATTTTCGCACATTAATTCACTAGCTCGCTCAGCCAAAAATACAATTTGACCTTTAATTGTTGAATCTGTGTTTAATGGGATACCTAACTCCATTAAATACTTTGAGCGTTCAGTTCTAAATTGATAATCTTTAAATTCAGGTAATTCCTTCAACGCATTTACAAGCGTTGTTTTACCTACTGACATTGTTCCGCAAAAACCTATTTTCATCCTTGTGAATCTCCTTTTTTAACTCGATAACTATCTTCTTCAAAATGTTTTGTTGATACTTCAAAAATTGTAGCTTCATCGGTAAGTGCCATTAATTGATGAGGTTGACCACGTTCTAAATCTACAACATCTCCTTCTTTAAGCCACACTACTTTTGTTTCTGCTGTTTCAGTATTAATCCATCTATATTCAAATTCTCCTTTAGCTACATACCATGATTCTTCTTTAATCAAATGATAATGCATTGAAAATTTTTTACCTTTTTCAAATACAAGGAGTTTACCACAATAAGCATCATGATTTACAATCCAAAGTTCATGACCCCATGCTTTTTCATATCTATCTCCCTTGCGGGGAATTGGTTCATATTTGTGTCCCATTTTAAAATCTATTTGTTTGTCCTTTTAATCCAGGATTTTTATACCAAGGTAATCCTTCTCTTTCCTTGCGAGCTTGTCTCCACTCTTCTTCTGTTTTTTTAATACCATTAAGATAATATTCACGTTTACGATTATCACCTTCTGGTATTAGTGCCGGACCTTCCCAGTTATGAAGTTTATTATCGAAAACATATGCTATTGTACCATCTACTTTAGTAAGTTTCTTTGATGGGGTGTACTTGTGGTTTGATTTTTGTTCCATATTAAAATAAATCTCCTGTTCCTTGTTCGTAAAGATACAAATCATTTTTATGTTCTCCAAGTATAGATTCACAAACATAAATTGCTTGTGCTCCTGATACTGTAATACCTCGTGCTGATAAAGCATCACCTACAAAGTGTACATTTGCATAATCAGCTAATGCTAAATTACTATAATCTACTTTAACTTCAGGTGATAGATATTTTACTTCAGGAATATAAATACCCCAATCGTCTTGTAATGTTGGGAATACTTTTTTCATGTCTTGAATAAAATCCATAACATATTTAAAGTAACCTTCCATAGCAGGTTCAACAACATGAGCTAATGTATCTAAACTAATTTGAGTTGCTGTTACACCATTACCTTCAGATGTAGTTGATGGTTGACGAGATGGACTATAATATAAACCAGTACCATTTGCTTGTACTTTATTTACTACATCACGTGACCATTTAAACGGATCTTCAATACCATTAATTTCCATTAAGATACCGAAATTAGTCATATTATTTCTATATGCTTCGTCTTTCTTAGCATGTCCATTATATGAATGATCACCATATGTTTCCTCTACAGCAACATAAGCAGCATTATTATTTGTACAGAATGAACGTAATGAAACTCCTTCATCTTCAAATTTTCTATATAACTTAAAGTCATATGAAATATCGATTAGTTTTTGAAAGTGTTTTTGTGGTGCTTCAAATCGAACTCCAATTTGTACTGATTTGGGTTCATCTGGGAGTTCGTATTGGTGGGCTAGCTCTTGAGCAAAATCAATGCCTGATTTACCTACTGCAAATATAAGTTCATCATATATTAAAGATTTAATTTTTCCTAGTTTAACAGGTAAAGAAGAATAACCTAATGAATTTTTATTAAAATTAACATCAGTTACTTTAGTTTCCCAAATAAACTTTACACCTTTTTCAACTAAATAATCATACCAATTTTTAGCAATTTCAGATAGATAATCTGTACCTACGTGCCATACTGGGAATAAGCGTAAACCAAAATAGGGTTTGATAAATTCAGGTTCTGCTTCAGGATTTGAACATTGTACTTCTTCTGGTTTAGGGTGGAAACGTTTGAAATTGGTAATGACTTGATCCATCAATTCCATTGCTTTTTCCTCACCACAATATTTTGATAGTTGACCTCCAATTGCTGTGTGATAAGTCAATTTACCATCAGACCAACCTCCAGCACCTAAGAAACCTGTCATTACTTCTTCAGGTTTACGTTGGTATGGATCTTTACCCATATCAATTACAGTGATCATTTCACCAGGATAACCGTTATCAACAAGTTTTGTTGCTGCATTTACACCTGCTACTCCTGCTCCTACAATTACTATTTTTTTCATTTTATAATCAGCGTTTAATATTTAAATATACATAAAAAAAGTGGCGTCTCCAAATTGGATGACGCCACAGCTGTCAAGTTTTTAAGAAAAATCGGCGGGCTATGAATCCGCCTATAAATTAAGCAAATAAACCTGAAATGAATTGTTTAATTTCACCTCCTTTAACAGCACTTAAAGCTGTTTCTAAAGTAGCTAAAGATAAATTTTTGGCTTGGAGTGCTTTAACGGCTGTTGCTCCTGAAGCAACCAAGAAAGTAGCTACAATTACGTGAAAAATACCATTTGCTATTTTTTTAGCTTTAGTTTCATCTTTAACGAATTTTTTAACAACTGCTGTTAAAGGAACCATATATAAATGATGTAATTCATCAGCAATTTTACCTAATTTAGTCATCCATTGTTGATAAGCATCTTGATCGGTTGGTTTTTTACCTAACATTTTATTAACCATATTACCAGCTGCTTGACCAAATTTAGCAACTAATCCCATAATAGCGGGGAGTGCAATAGCAATACTAGCTACTGTTAATAAACCTTCGTTAGTTGTTTTTGATGCTTTAGCTAATTCAGTATCCATAGTTTTTAATATAGAAGACATTTCATCTTTTACATCATCTACTACAGCTTGTTCTTTATCATCTAAGTTAATATCAACTTCTTTTAAATTTTTTTCTAACTGTCCCTCAGCTAAAAATTTTCTTAAATCAAATGCGTCTGCTTGTTTCACGATTTGTGTATTTTTAATTTTAATGTTCCTGTTCCTTTGATTACACGATGCCACTCATGTTTTGATATAAATATGGGTGAATTTATAGAAGTTGGTAGTTGATTATCAAGTTGCAATTTCCAATCTGTTTCTCCAATTATTTCAACTGTTCTATTTTCATTATCACGATGCCATAAAAGTTCTATTGGATCTATATTTTCGTTAAATTCACGAATAATATATTTGTCAGTAACTTTTATGTCTGTGTATGGTTTACTCATCGTAATTAAATTTTGTAGCATTTGCTGCTGTCCATCTATCTTGATTTTCACATATCCATGTTTTGGTAGAAAATCTAAAATATGGAATTTTTAAATTTGTTGAAGAGGTTTGTGATTGATGTTTCCAAATAATTCTATTATTAGGTTGAGCAGCAAATTGACCATTATCTAATTTAATAATATTAAATGATTTGTGTTCATTTGGTGTTTCAGCCCATGAAATATCTAATTCATTTGGGTCTGAGGAGCATGAGTCTATAGTAAATAGGTAATATCCAGGGGCTCTAGTTTGGTCTTTCATTACTACTTCACATCGAGCGTTTCGTAGTCTTTGTTTTTTAACTACAGTTATATTATATGAAAAACAATCCCATAATTGAAGCCAATCTAAAGGATATAATTCATCTTCTTTTATATCTGTTTTCCAAACATAAGCATGTAAAGGTAATTTATCGTATAAAGCACCATAATCATGTATTAATGATTCAAAATATAGTGCTTGATTAGGAATAGATTTAGTAGATATCCAATGAGCAGATTCAAATTCCCCTTTTCCAAGAGGATTTTCATTTTCATCTACTTGGAAATCATACAAAAATTCTTTTCTAATAAAAACTTCTATTGGGGGGATATTTGCTATTAAATAGCTCATTTATTTTTTATTTCGAATTAATAATTCACCTAAAACCTCTAAACGACCAACCTCTCTTTGAAATTCGATTTGAGTCATATCTAATGAAATTTTTTTATAGGTTTCTTTAAATTCTTTTTCAGCTTCTTTAAAGTCCATTTTACCTTCATTTGCCTTTTTATAGTAAGGAGCTTTTACTTTAAAGTGATGCCAAGTTAAAAGTGCTAATCCACCTTTTTTTTCTGCTGTTTCAGCTATTTTAGCAGCACCCTTGCCTCTAATATTAGCAAATTCCTCAAAAGTTTCCTTAAGTTTTTTTGCTTCGTTTATTAAATTAATTAATTTTATCATTAATTATAAAGTTTATATAATTTATTTAATTATTCCAAGGAGGAGTTAAAGATATTATAGTAGGATTTATTTGTTCGTTTATGTTATTTTGTAATAAATCATAAATTTCTTGAACACCTACAACTCCAAATGTATCTTTTACCCATGTAATTACTTGTTCCTCTGTTAAAGATTCATATAAGGTAAAACTATTAGGATTTGGAGATGGAAGAATTAAAGATCCTTGTAATTGAAAAGAATATTCTATTTCTTCTATAATTTCTATTGCTGTACATTTCCAATGTGCTTTATACACTACATTAGATAAACCATTTTCATTAGTTTTACATTCTAAACTTGATATTGTCCAATTTATTTCCATAATATATTACATTATACCTCCAACAATATTATTAGCTATATTTTCAGCAATTAAAAACATTGTACCATTCGAACCGGCAATAGGTTGAATTTGTGCCGATGCACCACCAGCACTTATAGCTACGTTAAATGTAGTATGTCCTGCTGCTGTAGTGCTACCACTAAAAATAATATGACGTTGAGTTGCGTTTGTATTTCTAATCCAAACTCTAACTTGTCTTCCTGAAGACAGGTTACTAATAATTAAACTTCGGGTTGTGGTAAAAGAAGCTACCCAATATAAGGATTGAGTTAAAGAAGCATCAACTGTTACATTTCCATCTGTGGTCCGTGAAAAACCAGCTAGAGAATCTCTATTTAATATACCTGCTCTAAGTTCACCTGTTGAAGGATTAAAAGTTAAATTAGAATCACTATAAAAAGATTCTCGTGCAGGAGAACCAGGGTTAGCATCAACAAATGTAGGATAAAAAATTGCATTAGTGTTATTTTGAACTACTAAACTTTGAGATGAATATAATCCCCAAGAAGATGTATTAGCTATTGAAGATGTTACTGTAAGATTATTTGTAGTTGCATTATATGTAAATGTAGAACTATCAACTCTAGGTAACCGACCCCCAGATGTACTATCTACAAATACAGGGTAATAAGGTCCTGTACCTGTTGAGGTATTAGTTATATTGATAGTTGATGATGTGTTAGCTAATGATGATGTAATAGCTACTCCGTTTATTGCTGTAACTCCCATAATTTATATTTTATTTACCAAAAACCTGAAAAGTTTGATTTTAAACCTAATAATTTAGCATATCGTGGTAAACGACATGACCAATATGATGCTTTTGTTCTATCATTACGAGTTGAACATTTATGTCTTTTAGCAAAAGCAGTTCTTGCTTTTGAATTATTAATTTTTGCTTTTAACCCACCTGAACCAAAGCGTACTGTTTTAATTCGTTTGGTTTTAGGATCACGCACATATACTTTATAAGCTTTACCACCTGATGTTGAACGCATTGGTTTTCCAATGGGTGGGTCTTTCTTTTTGGTTTTAGCTTCATTTAAATTGAATTCCTCATCTTCCATAATAAAATCTAAAGGAACACGAGTACCATCTTCTAAGATACCATATTCACCTAAATTAGTTTCAGTTAAAATAGATAAATCATCAGCATTGGTTACTTCAATTATACCACGAGAATATAAAGTACGTGCTTCAGCCCATAAATTAAAATAATTTGATGAACCTGCACGATATACATGTTCTGTAAGCGGTTTTTTATTGTCTATATGGTATTTTAAACCCTCAGACAATATCTCACGCGGTGCTAAATTTTCATTTAACATAAGCGCAGGTTTTTTAGTATCACAAGTATTGCATCCGCAGCTACACATATATTTTTTATTATAAATATTAATATGCTTTAATAAATACAGAACTTATATCGCTCTGGCTTTTAGCATAGTTTATCAAGGAAGATATAAATATGTTTCTTTGTCTTTTAGGAGCAGATGATACTATATCAATAAGATTAAGTGCTAAAAATTTTGAATATTTTTTATCATCTCCTGCTTCTTTATAAAAATTATCGAATTCACCTTGAACGTGTTTTTCAAATAAATTTTTAAATTCAGTTTCAAACTCAGGGGTTGGATTTTTAACTAAATTTCTTACTTCAGAAGGGTCTTTAGTTTGAGGTAATCCTACTTTAGATAATAATTGATTAACTAATCCTAAAGATACTTTACCGTGTTTTGCCTCAGTTCCAATAATTTCACCTTGAAACCCAGACATATTTTCAAATGTTCTAAATTGAATTTTACCACCTGAGTAGTTAATATAGGCATCTTTGGATTTATCACTTGAAGATACACTTTCGTAAGTATATTGTTGTTTAGGAGAATCGTTAACAACATCAATTTTAGCATCTGATGTTTTCTTTAAAGATACTCCTATCAATTTATTAGAATCAAATAATTTTTTAATTAAAGCATTTAATTCATTAATTTCAGTAGGAAATTCTGTTGACTTAACTTCAGGATTAACCATCCAAATATCAGCAGGATTCCATTTATTTATATTTCCAGTTTCACCTGATTCTTTTAATGCTAGTTTAGCTGCTGTATTTATTCTATCTACAAATTCAGAACCTCTATGAAATTCAAAATTACCAGGATATGAGGAAGCTAATTTATTTGCTATTGAAATAGAAGAAGTCATCCAATCTGGGTTAGAATTTAAAAATGATTCTATTTCTTCTATACTATTAGTAGTGTTTGAAGTAGATTTAGCTTTAGAATAATTTTCAGGAGTTAAATCTTCTTTTGATATATCTTTTCCTAAAACATTATATCTAATAGAATTAACTACTGCTTGTGCAGATTCAGCTAAAGCTGTATTTGCGGCACCACCTCCTGAACCTTTACCCCCACCAAATTCTGCTGATTTTTTTAATTTTCCTGAAGATAAAGTGACTGATGTTCCATTTGAATCTCCAGTTACTGTGATTTTTTTAGCTTTATTTAATGCTTGAATTAAATCGTCTTGAGATGAAGATTTATTAAAATCAACGCCATCAATATTAACTTTATTTAAAGTAATAGTTCCTCCATCTTCTAATTCAAAAGAACTATCATTAAACAATTTTTCAATAAATTTAGGAATACGAGGTGCTCTTTTTTGTAATTCAGCAGGTGTTAAACCTTCATTTACTTTTACATCAATATTAAATTTTTCTAATAATTGTTCCAATAAAAGAATATCCTGCTCATTATTCATGTCAGGATATCCTTTATCAAATTTATAAGAAAATTTTTTAAAAAATATGTCGAAAACGTTCATGTTTATGCTGTTGTTTCTTCTTCTTCAGCTGCTGGTTCTTCTGCTGCTGGTTCTTCTGCTGTTCCTTCAGCTGGGGCTTCTCCTTCTGCAGGAGTTGGAGCTCCATATGCTAACAATCTAGCAATAGATTCGGCAGCCATTTCTTCTTCACCTAAGTTTAATAAATAATATTTTTTACCTTCAACTTGAGCAATCCAACTTCTTTCAGTATAAATTAACATAAAATTTTCGTCGTTACCAAGTACAATTCTAAATGTTGTTGGACGAGGAGCAACCCATTCTATAGCTTTCATAAAGACCTCATACTGATCAGTTAAAAGATCTGTAATTATGTCTTTTAATTTTGGAAATTTAGTTAAAACAGGGAATTTTTCAGCATCAAGAGTAACCTCTCCACCTTTATCTAAATCGATGGTTTTAGCTTTATACGTTTTTTGTACAAGCATTTTGATTTTATCTCTTAATTCGCTTTTTTTCATTATTTAGACTTTAACTGCTTAACTATTTTTTCTGCTAAATAAGGTTTAATTATTTTTTCAGCTGTTTCAATTTTATCATCATTCATAGCTTTTCTTGCTTGTTTGATATTATTTTGATCATCAGCTGCTTTATTTTTTGGATCTTTTAAAGCTTTAGTAATTTTAGCAGCTAATTTATCTACTTTAGTTGTTTCACCTTCCATCATTGAAGCTTCAGGTTCATTCATATTAGATTCTTTACCTGTTAAGGTATCTACAGCAGCATCAATAGCTGGTTCTTTTAGTTCAAAGTCAAGATAATGTTTAGCTGAAACCATATTATTCATAGCAGTAGTTATTTTTGATTGCCACCAACCTGGGAAATCAATTTCTTGGCCTGTTTCTTCTAATTCATCAGTTATAGCATATAATTCCATAGCGTATTTTCCAATACGATATAGTTCTGCTTTAATCATATGTGGTTCATTATCTTCGTGACCTAAGTCGATATCTTCTTTCATTTCTCCTTTTGCTTTTTTGATAGCAGCATCACGCTTTAAAAGATAATCTTTAGAATCGATATCTCCGTCTCCGTCCATATCTTCTTTTTTACCTTCTTTTAAAGCAAGTTTGTCTGGGGCGTATTGGTTATAAAGATTTTTGGCTTCTTTACCATATCCCATAGCATCTAATTGTTTTACAAGTTTTAAAAGATTATCATTTTGGGCTTCTCTTTCAGGATTAATATAATCAGCCATGAAATACCACCAATCGTTAGTTTTTAAACCTTTCTCCAATTCATCCATCATCATAGATACTTGGCCTAGTTCTTGTTCTCCTTCATATCTATCAGCACCAACTTCAATATCCGCTTCTTGCATTAATGCTTTGCGAACCATTTCTTTAAGTTTATTTTTGTTTTCTGATTCTGCCATTTTTTTAGCTATGTTTGTTGCACGTCCATACATGACTGCTTCAGCATCTTTGCCGTAGCGTTTAACAAGAGCGGACTTGTTTTTCTTCAAGTCCTTAATTACTTTTTCTCTTGCTTCTAATTCGGCTTTTGTAAGCTTCTTTTCAGTTATATTACTTTTTGTCTTCATCGATTGACGCTTTTCTGTATTCGGTAACCAATTTCTTGATTTCACCTAATGCTTTGCGAGCGCGACCATGAGCAGCTTTTGATTTTCCAGCATGTTCTGCTTTAAATGTTTCATAAAGTGCTTCAATTTTTTCAAAAATTTCAATTGTGTTCATAGTTTTTATTATTTATAGATTATTTACTTATGCGTTGCCACATTGGGAAAACGACTTCTTTTATTTTCATTGATGATTCTTTATCATCTTTCATATCTTTTTCTAAAGCTTTAATGTGTTCAGCATCATCAGCTTCAGCATCTTTATAGTATTCTTTTTTACCTTCTTCCATTTCATCTTTACTATAAACAGCTTTTAATTCTTCAGCACGTCTAATAGCACCATCTAAATGATCAAAAATAT